TGATGTTTCTGTCAAAGTGCCGTGAGTGCCGGGGATGTTGCCATACTTCGGGAAAACTACCTCATAGCCTTTATTCTTACCCCATTCTTCTTTATTTGAAACAAACTGCCGAAAGCGATACATACTCTCCGTTGCTTCCAGAATATCTGCCGTAAGCCTGGGAAGGGTCAAATCAGTTTACTCTGACGCTTTCACGCCAGACTGGACCATATCTTCACCGGGTCTTTTCCAGTGCTCCACGTATGGCCTCTGAGGAGCGCCTTCCATTTAGGCTTCTTACTTTTTCGGCAAGCTCGATTTCATAGGGGTCATAAGGAATCCGAGTGCATATAGGAGTTTCTTTGACTCTCTTTATTCTATGTTCAATGAAATCAAGCATAAGTTGTGCTCTTTCTCGCTTTCCAATAAGATATGGCAAAACTAACTTGATAAGCTTTCGTGTATTCGCTAACTTATTAGTTTCCACTATCCATACTTGTTTTTTTGTTAATTTTGCTGAATGATTTCGATAGCGAAGATTAATTCCTGCTCGTTTGCAAATATCATAAGCCTTATCAGTCAATAACTTTTCTGTGTTATTTAAGCTAAAATTAGCTATAAGGCGTCTGTATTTATCGCTTTTCTTATGGAAAGTAACACAAAACCAGAAAGAGCCTTCGCCATCAATAAGTCCACCCAAATAAGCCAATTCAACTTCAGATGGAAGGCTTTCCTGCTGATTGCCGATTGTTACATCCTGAAGATTGTTACAGTTAGGCAGTACTTCAGGCTTTACGGGTTCCCAGCATACAGTGGAGTTTAAGGAGACCATTTTAACCATAGCCTCCAGCCGTGTTTACGGCAAGTAATTGTTCAGTAGCCATATTACTTTCTCCTTATATCAAATTGGTGATACACTTTTGGTTCTTTCTCTCGCCGCCCTTGTTTTTTTGAGGTAATCCTGTTGTGTGAGCGGCGGCTCTACTGTTTTAGGAGCGGATATTCCTGAAGAACCAAGCCCCGCAGCCGCAGCAGCAGCCCCGGCAGCAGCCTTTTTCTTTCTCTCTTGCTCTGCTTTCTCCTGCTCGGTTTTAGCGACTGTTGCCCCTTCTTCCTGTAAGCCTTTGACGAAAGTACGTGCATCACTTATCGCGCCTTGGAGTGCAGTCTCTCTCTTCTCGCCTTTTTTGATTCGGTCATTGAAGAAATGAGTTACAAGCTGTTCTTTCGGGCCTTTATCTCCCAAGTCTGGAAATTGCTGCCTAAAACCTGTAACAAAGCTATTGGTTCGAATAATATTACTGACTTGACCAAGAACCTTCTGCATTTCCTTTTTATGCTCGGCGCGAGAGATGTAAGTTCCATCATCCTCACCGCCTGAAACGCTCAAATCACCTTCGCCTTGTAGTGTTTGAGCTTGGTTTTCAGCAGTACCGGATGGAGCTTCGCTTTCCCAATAAGGCTTGACGATTTCCAGGAGCTTTTTCGCCTCTTCTGCTTCCTGAGACGTCTTTGTAAACTGAGACTGGAGTTTTTTATGCTTCTCTTCCAGTTTCTTGTACTTATCTTCGGGGGTTTCTGTTTGCGTTTGACCTTCAGAAGTCTGTGTCCCAGCTTGAGACTGGTCGGTAGTTTGCCCTTCCGGCGCAGTCTGCTGGGATTGACTATCCTGTCCTTCGGTCGTTACTGTTTGGTCTTGTTCTTGAATATCCATTTTGTTACTCCTTTTGAAACATGCGCCTGAGTCCCCAAAGGGTTGTTCAGACTGGTTTTTGAAACGGTTAAATAAAAAAAGCCCCTAAAGCTGCGCTATTTGCACAACCATAGGGGCTATCATTTCAAGTTATCCCTAAACTCTATTTAATTGTCAGTCGAGTTTTGTTAGGTCACTTTCTCTCAACAAAAAATGTCTGGTTTTTGTCGCTCTATATCTTCTATTTCTTTAGGAGAGTATCCCTTCATTATCATTTCTATATTCCAAAAATATTTAGCAACTGATTTATCATCACAAATAATATCATCAAAACCATCAAAATTAATACGTGTATTATGCCAGCTTTTACTTTTTTCATCTAATGGAAACTTATCCATTCAGTTTTGTCCCTTTTTTAATCATTCCACATTTAGGCAAAACTTCATATTCTCCAGAAAAAGGATTATATTTATAAACATTAGTTTCACTAAAAACTAATAAATCGACTTCAAGATTAGAACCAGAAGAGTCGCTATCTAATACCTTATAGCCCCAAATCTCCCCTGATTCTGAATCTTCTTGAGGCAATGCTTTCATCAATGACTTTACAAACGGCAAAGCCGCCAAACCTGCAAATAAACTCTTTAGAAAACTTCTACGGTTCATAGAAATTCCGCATACAAAAAAGCAAAAATAAAACATCCAATGGCTATAATGCCAAATAGAAAAGCTGCAAATTCTAATTTTGACCATTTTTTAATTGGTTTCATTTCTGCGCCTTTTTAACCGCCTGCAAACTCTTTCCTTGCTATCTTTATCCTCTCCCGCTCCGATTCTTTTACTATATCCTGTACCTCACCTTCATAAAAATTTATCTCAAGCTTTAACTGGCCTGTAAATTTCGGCTTATGCAGCTTCAAAGAACATATTATAGCTTCTATCTCTTTTAGCACAACCTCAATGTTCATAATTGCAGTTCTACAATAGCACCTTTCTTAGATTCACATAAATGCTTAACCAACATTTTTTCAGTCTTTTCTGACATAGAATTAACAAAATGACGAATCATAACTAGATTATTACCAGCAACCCAAAAATCCCAATCGATAATTTGCCTGTTACAAAAGTGTTGAAGTTCTACTCCGACTTCATTACCACCATAAGGACCAAACAGTCTAACTTCGGGTTGATTCGTAACCAGTATTTTTGATACTGCTTGTTCATCTAAAGGGCGATACTTATCCCGCCAAAAATCATCGTTTCGTTTTAATTCAAGATAAAAAAACTTTTTAGTCACAAAAGGCCAAAGTTTCCCAATTATTCGTCTTAGTTTCATCTTAGCTAAAAATAAACCTTATAGAACCAAATGAGCCAAATTCTCCATTAACCAGAGATACATAATCTCCACGCTTTGTAAGTCTTTCTATGTGCCTATTAAAATAATACTTAGCTTTGGGAGTTAACATACGCAAATTGCCCTGAAACATTTTTTTGCTATTCTTACTCATTTTGAGGATTTGCTAAAATCATTGTATAGATAACATTTCCATGTCGGCAATTTTTGTTTACTTCATAATAAGATATAATCGGCTCCAAAACCGTTCTATAACAAAATGGACAATAGTAAAGAAGCATTTTCATGGTTGCATTGCCCATTTCATCAAAATTGTAATACTTACTATTGAGTATAGGGTCAGTTTCTTTATTCATTTTGACCCTTTAATGCAGCCTCCTTCAAAATCTTATCAGCCTCCTCGCCCTCAGCTAACGTAGATTCCACTAACACAAAAATGGCATCTATGGCGTTTATGCTTTGCTGAACGTAGTTCAGGTCTATAATGTTCTCGAACTTCTTGCTGAGCATGGTCTTGATAAGCCCCTCCCGCCTTCCGGCAAGTGCCGGTCTAATTACTTCTGTCCAGCCGCGAGTCCTTATGGTCTCGTTTACCATACCAGCCCGCTCGGACATCTCTTGTAATTCGATTTCAGGTATCTCAACCATTTCTACGCATTTGCTCCTTCTTCTGACGCCTCTTGTCTATGTAGGCTTGACTGGCCTGTTTGGATAGGTCATCAGGCATACAAAGCTTTTGAACTTCTAAGGTATAATCGAACTTTTTGCCCTTGCCTTCATCACTTGACCTTATGCCGACAAGTTTGCAATCTGCCTGTACTTTCATCATTTTACCGATGTCTTGGTCATCAAAGCTGGATATACCACCCACGCCTTTATCGCTATAGTAAATTGTCGGATAGTATTTCTTCTTTGAAGATTTGCCAACTGCCTCAACTGGTTTCTCAGCTAAATCTATGGTTTTCATGTCACTTTCCTTTGCTTGTTACAGAGGGGTATTTTGTTTAGGCGTAATTCTTTACGCACACTATCAATAGTTAATCCCCATATTTCGCTTAATTTGCGTATTGAACGACCATAAATAACGTATTCTCGATACCACCATTTCTTGCTGAATTGTCTTAAATCTTGGCATTTTATTCTTTCTATTTTTAGCCAATTTGCATTCATTTCTTCGTCTTTCTCTGCTTCTCTCTCCGCTTATCTACATAAGCTTTCTGCTTTACGTCCTGAGCAGGCGTGCCAGTTGGAATAAATCCATGCTCGATTGCGTTCAGTAATCTCTTTTGGCTCTTGGCCTTCTTTTTTGTGGTATTCTTGGCTTTGACACCGTGCGGCGTTGATACTTGATATCCATCGACCTTTTTTATCTTAACTGGCATGGGTTTATCTCCTTATCTTTCCTCTTTGGGTTCTACATAACATTCAGAACATACATGAAAACCACCACGATTAGTGACTAAAAAATACTCCCACGGTCTCTCTCGGCACTTTTCGCAATAGATTATTTCATGCTCCTGCAATTGAGCCACTATGCTCTTCAGCTTTTTTAGAGTCAGCATTTTTTAACTTGTTATAACTTTCTACGGTTTGGCAACCACAATCAATCTTTGGTACAAAGTCCGATGCGCCTATGAAAATAGGAGGTTTGTTTTTCTGCTTTTCTTTGGTTTTTGTTTCCATTTTAAGCTACCTTCAGCTTCGTCAATTCCTGCGGATTCATTCCAGCTACCTGCTTTCGGGCATCCTCTGCCGCCCTCTGCTGGATTGCCTGCGAAACGCCTGGGGGCAAAGCCTGTTGACCTGCTGGCTGACCAACTGGCGGCATCATTCCACCCACCTGCTGCATTGCTCCACCTGGCTGCATTCCTAAACCTGCCTGTGGTGGCATCAAGGCTGGCTGTCCCTGCTCTAAAGCCTGACCACCCATCTGAGACTCGAACTCCTCATCCTCAATATAAACATCCCCGATGTTCCACACGTCCAAGAGTCGCTTCCAAAGGTCATTAACCTTTGTTCTTTGCTTAAGTTCTGGGCTTTTCAAAGACAACGTCAGGCTGTGCATCAGCTTTTCTACCTGCTCTCTTTGAAGGAGCAGGAGCGATAAACCACCAACATCGAACTGGTATTTCTTGTCGGTAAAGTTCCCGAACTGAACCATCATAGCGTAAGAATCCTCAAGAATCCTCCTTATCGAGTTCTGCTCAAGGTCGCGGGCTATTACATCAAAATAACCATGCGATTCGGCAGTTTTAATTTGAACTTCACCAAGCGTTTTATCTTTTTTGCCCTCTAATCCACTAATAAATTCTGTCACGGCATGACCTTCTTGCATCTCTCTGTCAATTATCTCATAAGACTTAAATACATCTTGCTTCAAAGGAGTAACAATTACTTCTCGAATGACCTGTTTGCCGTCAGAATTAACCCTTATCTGCTTGCCTGGGTAAAGCCTCAGCATGGCCTGTGGGTTTTCTAAATCGTGTGGGTTGTACTCAAACATCTTGTTTACAGTGTAGTTCAGGTTGTCTATCGCCATATTGATGATGTTGTTCAAGGTAAGCTGCAACTTGGCCTCTGCCTGAACCAAAGAAACACCGGCTATCCCTCTGTGCGGATAGACGATTGGAATGGTAAAATTGTAAGGAATCTTCTTGTCTTTGAATGGAATATCCTGCTTGCTGATGAGGTACTGCTCGTTTGCCAGCATCATCAATTGGTCTTTCCTGGACTTCTTGCCGTCCTTCGAAACCACCTTGCCCCAGAATTGAAGGACTTCCACCCTTTTATCCGAAAGATGAGTATGCTTACTCAGCCCCAGTCTTCTTGCTGTTTTGGCCTCTTCGTCACTATTTACGTAATCACCCTCTATCTTCCTAATTTCGGCCATGTCGAAGATTTCAGTCTCACCACCTTCTGCCATCGCTGAATTGGTATTTTCCGCCCATTCGTAAAGCTCAGACAAGTCCATTACAATCCGCTCAACGATATATTTCGGTGGCTTCCTCTGAAAAGGCTTGTATGCAGGGTCAATATAAAGGTTCAAGACATCAACATTAGTGTACTCAACCAGCTTCTCCTCCTTGTCCCAAACCCTCTTTAGGCAACCGAAACCCAATAGAATCGCCGTCTTTATCATCTCGGCATAAGCTACCACAAAGTTAGTTTTCTTCAGAAGACTCTTAAATCTTCTTTCGGTCTCCCTCAACTCATCGTTCTTGTCATCAAGGTCAGCCTGAATATCTTTTAGCTCTTTCTGAAGCCCTATAACGGATAGTTCAATCTCTCTTAAGTCTTCTCTGGGTCTTCCCATTGATGTTAGCTGTTGATATTGCTCAAAAGCGGCTCGAATTTGCCTTCTAATCTTCCTCATGCTGTTGTTTATCGCTGCAATCTCATCCTCATCATGCTCGACATTAAAAAGCTTTGAGACCTGAAGAATAGCCCTTTTAATCAGCATTGAGGCCCGTTCAACAACCATAAACAGCTTGGGAATAAAGAGCTTTGACTGCCAGTTCTCTTTGAGTGAATTATCCTGCTTGTTCTGGTAGATATCCCAAAGCTCCCGCTGCTGAGTCCTTAAATCTTTGGTTGATTCATCAGCCTCTTTCTTGCCGTTTATAATATAGCTCTTGAGATAATCCTTGTCGTTAAGGCTGTCATCTACCTCTTGCTCGGCCTTCGGCTGCATCTTCTTCTTTAAGTCGGCAGCATCCTCGGCGTGCTCTTTTTCCTGCTCAGAAACACTTATGTTTTTACGACTTCGCTTTGCCATCTTTATTTGCTCTTATACGGCGTGCCTATTGGGCCTTTACGATTTCCTCTACCTAAGCCTCGGCCCATACCCTTACTACGAATCTTACTGCCTGGACATTTCTTCTTCTTTGCCATTCAATTCCTTCACTAATTCATTAACATTAAAACGAGCTGATCATTTATCGCACTCAAATTCCCTACTCCCGCGACTTAGACTTTTAAGTAAAGAAATATCAATCATTTCATCCGCATCCAGCTTAGCCTCAAACTCCCCGCACCAATCATTAAAATCAACAGGAGGCCATCTGGCACTAACACCTGATGTTGAACTATATTTATTCTCCACTACGATTGGTGAACGTCTTCTACAACAAAGAATATCCCACCACTTACAATCTTTGCAGGTCTGTGTCTTTTCTTTACTCACAAGCTCGTCCTCATTATTTTTTTGACAATTATTTTCTTCTTACTTATAATAAAGCGAGCCGACCATCTGCCAAGGGTTACTTCCTTGCGTTGTCCTTGTGGTAAACCAGCCAAACAATATCACCATTATAAGGGCTATAGACCCGAATATTGGCTTTGCGTCATTGCTTTGTGTATAAAATGCCATTTTCTTGCAAATCAGAGTGAGGTATGCATCGAATAGCTGCAGGCTGCTCGGTCATCCTCCTGCTGGGGGCCATGACCCATATCATCAGGATAAATCGCCTCGCTGTCGTACTCAATATGGCTCAAGCCCCATAAACCGTAAATAAGACAATCAGCCCTATTAGGTGAATGGCCTATCCGGTCAGCTTTCTTTAGGATTTCCTTAGCCTCGACCTTGTAGCCCCTCGGAGTAAGCTCAAAACCTACCTGTGAAAGCTCCTCAATCAGAATAGGGTCATCGGGTATGCCAGCCTCCCTCTCGGCAAAAGCTCTTTTTGCCTCCCACCACATCTCTGCCCTGCGGTTGAAGAACTGTATGCCCTCAGAGTTCTTCGTTGAAGCCTCTCTGGAATCAGCCAAAAGAAGCTTCTCACCCATCTTGGAAAGCCACGTCCGGGTATCGGCGCCAATGCCTATCGGGTCCAAAACTACTGCCTGAGCCTTAATCTCCCTTCTCATTATCTGGCAATAAGCCGCTATCTGAGAGCCATCCTTCTCTTTGAAAAACTTATGCTTGATTATTTCACCGTTCTTAATCCCGTAGATTACGCCTTCATCATCACCGAACTCACACGGATCACAGGCGATTATCGTCTTGTCCCGCATGGGTATATACTTATGATTTATCGCTTCTCTTATGTCGGAGTAGGGAATAACCTTGTCGGATATGTCGAGGTCTTCCCAGGAGTTTAGGACAAAGCGGTTAAATAAATGCGGAGCCTCTGTTTTCATTCTTATCTTGTCTTGGATATAATCGACAGGTAAATTACTCTGATTATCGAATGTTGTTGCTTCAAAAAGCTCATATTGGTTCGGGCCGAAAGATTCCAAAACTTCTTCTCTATTCCATCCACTTTCCCTCATTAACTCTCGAATATCTTCTTCTGTTGGTAGAGGTAAATCTTTTATCTTCCAAAACCGATAAATCCAATTATGACCTTTAGTATTAGCAATAATGCAACCAAAGTGCGGAACGTCCTCTCTCCGATTCCTTCCCCTTAGCATTTGAAACTCTTTATCCGTATCGAATTCCTCGGCTTGTTCCATTACAAACCCACCAAGGTTCATATTCTGCAAAACTTCGCTACTTGCAATTTGCTCTCCATGCCTGAACATCAAAATTGAGCCATTATCAAAGTGAACATTCTTATCACTGCCAACTTTTAATTTTGTATATTTCTCAAAATCAGGAATGGTCGAATCTTCAAGACGCATATATTCTTTACGAACAACAAGCCATTGATTATTGGGATAATCTTCACAATTCTTAACTGCCTTAAAAATACCAAACATTGTTTTGCCAGTCCCCCATCCAGCAACAAAAGCGGGAAAACTGGCTTGACTTCTCATAAAGCCAGACTGAAAAGGCTTCATCTTGATATGTCTAATATTTTCTTCAATTAAACTATTTTTCATCTTCAAGAACAATTTTAACAGAACCACCTAAATTCAGGTCTTTAATGTCTCTCATATCAGTAATATTTTTGGCTGTAAAAATAGTAAAATGCGAATTGTAAACACCAATACAGCCAGCTTGTATAAGAAAATCCTTTTGTATTTCTTTAGCGCGTGTATATGCCTCTAAGAACTCCTTATGATATGACCTATGGTCTTTATCTTGCCAATTATAAACAGTTGGATATGATACATTTATCCTTTTAGCGAATTGAACAAGAGTAGGTAATTTCACGGCTACTCTTTTAAAATCACACCATACTAAATTACCTTCTGAATCATAATGCTCAAGTGGCTTATCTTCATAAGGCTCTTTGTTAAAGAATTCTATAATTTCATCGCAGTATTCAGACTTATACTTTGTTGGCGCTCCAGTATTATTTGTTATACCATCAGCCTTCTTTTTGTATTTGTACTTCTTTTTAGACCCTGTCCCTGTGGGTGTCATTTGAAATGCTTCTGTAAAGTTTTATGGTTTAAGGCTTTATCTTAATTAAAAGCCGCGTTTAGCCATTATCTTAACTTCATCATATCGCCAATAATTGAACTTACATCCGAAATAACATCTGAAAATTGTTCATGATTGCCAACAAATCGATAATCACCATTGCCCGCTCCTGTATCCCTTGTAGTTAAACATCGCACTCCTCGCTCACAACAACTAATTTCTGTGATTTCGTGCATAAAACCAGTTAATATCTCTCGTTGGCTATTGTTTTTAGTTCCAACTTTAATAGTCATATTATTAAAGCTAAAATGACTGCCTGATGTACTTTTGGCCTCTTTTACTCTCCAAGGTCTATTATTTATCCGAACTGTTTTAGGCAATCTCATTTGAAAGCCTCTTTAAGCTGCTTGTAATCTTCATTTACGACCTTAGCGAGTCCTTTAAGATAATTTTGCACTGCTGTTTTTTGCTGTTCAACCCTGCCGCCGTTCTCAAATTCAAGCAAAAGGTCTGCCCGATTCATCTCCGTAAATATCCGACTATGAGCTATATCAACTATCTGAAAGTCTATTTGTACTGCTGTCATTGCTATTTTGTTTGTTAAACATTTGTATTTTAAGGACTTAAATTAATTAAGCCACATTCTTTACTCTTGTTTTTCCAGCATACCAGCTCTTGATTCATTTAATTTATAACACTTGCGGGGATTTATTGATTTTTCCCAAGCAACCGTTTCCTCTAAAAGTCCTTGTGATATTAAAAACCATACAGTATGTTTGTTTATCACCATTCGACCACCAATTCTAAGATAACTATAAGCATGAGGTAAACTTTCCTTAACTTCCGCAAACTCATAAGCCAGCCTATTTCTGCTTTTTATTGAGATTTCAAATATCCTGTAATCTGGATATTGCTTCATTATCTCAAAGATATATGATGCTTGTGCCGAAAACTTAATGTTATGACCAACAGTTTTAATCATTGCCCGAAAGCCTCTCTTTTCTTAGAAGCTCTAATCCATCCACAATGCCCCAATAAATACTCATAGGCACAATCTAAACTCTTCAGCATATCCATATTTGTATTTGGTTTTAGCTCTTTAATTTTACCCTCAATTTCTCCAATTAAGTTCTCTATGATGTCGAGCGTCATTAAATTCGAATCGCCGTTGTTATCTGGTTCGGGCATTGCTATTTACGAAGTTTAATTTTCTTCGGCCTCGTCCATAATTAGAATATGGGTCTTTAATGAAATGCTTATCTTCATTCAAAGCCAAAACTCTATATCCTCCTTTGGGTTCCCAGTCGACTCCAAACATTTCTGGGATTTCCTCAAGCAATTCTACAAATTTTTCCTGCCATTCATTTGGCATAGATTGAAGAACTGTTCTCGGCAAAACCAAGTAATTTGCATAACTTAAACTAAAATAGTCATGTATTGGTTCTTTGATTTGTAATATATGTTGAGTTTCTTTCATTATTTAACCCCTGTTCGGGCATTGCTAACGCTTTCTCTGCGGTCCAACTCAAAAAAAATATCTGAAACAGTTCGTAAAGTCATGTTTCGTGAACCACGAAGAAGTTGCGTAATATGGCTTTTATTGGTGTCTAACATGTTCGCCAATTGCGACTTGCTTATGCCTTTTTGCTCCATCTCTTTCAAAATCAACTCTGTTACATCGAGTATAAGTTCTTCCTGGCTCGTTAATTTTGCAAGTTCGCGGTCGTCTTTCAACTCTTTCTCGATTTGTTTCATTAAATCGCTCATGCTTCACCTCGCTTTACAGACCGTGTTCTATTCGCATAATATTCATTCTTTATTGTGACGCCTATATCAATTTCACTCATAAATGTCTCATTGCCCTTTTTCTTGAATCCGTTTGTCACCTTCCAAGCAGGCCCATCTCTAAAACAAAACATTCTTCATAACTCACCAAACAAAAAAGGCTCACCGCCTGCTATTCACAACACATTCGCATATCTGAATTTATGGTTTTGCCGTCGTTATTCATGTAATAAACTTGGTCGCCCTGCGATAACTGTATTGTAACACTGCCAAGTTGTTGTGATTCAATGTATAAACTATATTCAACAGGTTCATTTGCTGCTTCTCCAGTTTTTACAATACTTGCCGAAAAACAATCCCAAAACTTATCTGAATCTGCTTTGTTGTTAATAATTCGTACAATCATTTTCTGCCTGCCTTTCTATCTGTTTGCCTATCTATCTCGGTTTTAAACAAAAGAGGCTCACGCCTGCTATTCACAGGAAATATGGCTGCCTATCCGTTGGGATTCTGCGGCTATCCCCTTGGGCATTTAACGCAAACCCGCTCCACAGCTCATAGGTAAGACGCACCATATATCCTTTATTTCAATAAAACAGGCTCGCCCATTTTGTTCTCTATATCCTTGAGCGGGTCTTTGGTCTTTGTATCACCGCTTGTAATAACAAAGTCGTTATCTGGCTCTGGCATTTGTCACCTTTTTAAGCTCTTTCTTATCACGAAAACCAACTCCCGCAATATAGTAATATCCTTTATCAACAACCCTCTCTATTGTCCCAGGAATCGGCAACTGTGCCTTTTCGTTTTTCCCTATTACTAAATCTCCGACTTTCATTCTCTGACTCCCGCGTGGTGCCGAATACAAATAAAACAGGCTCGCCCACGTTAATGAACGAGCCCAAGCTCACAGGGATTTTCATGGTCTAAAAATCGTCTGTTATTCACAAAAGGGATTTTATTGGGCAGATAGCCCAAGCAATGGTCAAGGACAAAGCTTTGTATAGCATAACCTATATGTTGTTTAGTTGTACCCGTTGAAGTCTGCGTTTTGATTCTGCCCATTTGCAGCCCTCATGCTCTTGTCCATTCGTCTTTGACGAATTCACCTTAAGCACCATCCCTGCGAGGTTTTCAACAACGCTCAACACAGACTTTTTTAGACCATTAGTACAATACATAACCAGAACTTAGCAGATGAACCTTGATTTGTCAAGAAAATATTTGGGGGAAAAGGTGAAAAATATTGAGGAGCTAAAATTCTTGAAAAGGTAATTTTCTATATTTTGGTAATGGTATAACATTAATATCTCCATTTGGCATTCTTTGCGTGATCATTTGCCTATCCAAATCTCCAAATCTTCTGTGCATTATATATTTAGCTATACCTATATCTTGGTCTGAATTTGAATAGCCAGCAATTCTCCATCCTTTTGATTGTAAATCTATAATAACATTTCGGCTAACTATCATTTTTCCGCCTTTCTCCGTCCTTACTCATTATTATTCTTTCAGTTCAGGACGAACAGCTATGCCATTAATTCCAAAACCATCAAATACCGTTCGTCAATTTTACCTGTTTCGGCAAATTCACTTATTTTTTCTTTTGAAATTCCTGTTCCCATCACCAATATATCTAATTGGTTTCTTGCTATTCTTTGAACTACAGCAATTTGTAACTCATTTTTTCTTTGGTCATTTATCATTTTTACACCTCACAATAAAAAGCCCGCCCAGTTATGACAAACGCTGCGAAGCGGTATGTCTACCAGACGGGCTGTAAATATATCCTTTGCCTGCAATCCAAATAAACTTTTTATTACAAAAGCGACAACGTGGATTATCAGTGTTTGGTATCTGGTGAAATTTGCCTTTTATGCAAGGTGTTTTTGTAATAGGAATATCGGATTGTTTCGCAGCGTTCATCATGTTCGTATTATCGGCTACCCGTTTTCAGAAGTCAAGAAAAATCTTGACATAATATTAAAAATACCCAGTTACCTTAATGCTAAAATTGAAATTTTATTCCACAATCTAATTGCTCCTTTTCTTGATTTTGAGTAACCAACTTTGAATCTGCATGATATTTGAGTATGGCATTTAACATACCAACGCCTGAAATGAAGGCTGCCTAAAGATTGTTTAATCGTTAATTTAGTACCACCACATTTAGGACAAGGATTTATCTTCATTCTTAATATCCGATATATCAGCCAATACTTCATGTTTAGGATTAAATCTTATATCAAAATATTTTCTTCGGTCATAAGGCATAAAACTCCAAAGCGCTTGTATCTCAAAATCTTTGTAACCATTATTTACAAGCAAATTGTAGGCTCTGTCGATATCAGAACCTTCATTCATGGCAATTTGTATATATGGATTTGGTAAGTGGCCACAAGAACACTCTGTATCGAATCCGTTATCTCTAAGCAGTTTCACTAATTCTTTCAAAGGTTCTTCTATTTGGTCATATAAGTTACCCATACTTTCGCCTTAATCAAAAAGGAATATCATCCTCTGGCGGCACGTAATTCTCATCATAATCTGGATTAGGCCTATATTCGGTCGGCTTTTCTTCGGATCGTGGCTCCTGGCTTGCGTGAGCAAAGGGAATAGCCTCTGTATCGTCTATATCAAGATTCTTCAAGCTCCTTCCATGTAGCTCTCCAGACAGATATTGCTTTAGCCAAGCCTTGCCTTTGGTATTGGGACCCGTAAGTATAATCTCATGTGCTCTTAGAACTGATGGCTTCATGCTTTAGCCGTTCTATCAATAAACCTTCCAAAAGAATCATATACACAATAATATCGTTGGTTTTTTCCAACCATTGTTCTATGTCTTGATTTTTACCTTGCTCCAATTCGTTTAAGAAATCATATAAAGCGACAATATGTTTAGTGACAAAGCCCATCAAAGCCTTTTCTGGCGTACAATGTAATAAATTGGCCGCCTGCTTAAAATTGCTTAATCTGTCACCATCATGAGCATATTCTTTAGCTTTGCTACCTGCGGTTTTTTCTATTAAATACAACCGATTCTTCAGGATATGTTTTTCAAAATATTCTGCGTCCATTTTTGTCCTTTATTTCACGCTGAGTTCATTCGTTCAATCTGCTGCTAAAATAATTACCACCATAAATGCCTAAAATATTTACCAAACAATCGTAGTCCGCTTCCAATTTTTATATCTATAGTTTTAGAGTAAATCTCATCTTTTACTATATTCTCAAAAGCAAAAATCATCTTATCTAATATTTCTTCCCATTTGCTTTCCGTAAGACATCCTGGCATTCCTATATCTATTTCCCTAAATCTTTTAAGGCGGGGCAGAATAAATTCAGCAATAACTAAATGTAAAGACCAAGTTTCACTATCCGAAAATCCCCATTTCTTTAACTGTTTTAAGTGTTTTTTGTATCTTCTGTCTGCTTTATTAAGATACAAAGGTTTTTTTAGGGACCAATTAGACTTATATTTATTATTTTTTTTCTTATCCATACTTCACGCTGAATTCATCCGGTTAATCTGCTTTCATTTTCCTACAGGAAATAATGGCTGCTGGCCTTGCCTTGCCTCTTTGACGGGAACGCCAGTATCGACAGCCTCTAATCTTTGGCGGGCAATCTCGCAGTATTCAGGGGAAATGTCTATGCCGATAAATCGGCGACCAAGCATTTTAGCGGCTACACAGGTAGTGCCAGAGCCGCAAAAAGGGTCGAGAATGATATCATTTAATTTTGACCTGTTTTTAATTATATTTAATGGGAAACCTAAATCTTGCCCCCAATAATGATATTGTTTTTCTGCTTTTTCTTGAGTAAAATCTGTACTATCCCAATACAATAATTCATTATTTGCATTTCCTTTTGTCCAAGTAATAACTGGCTTAGAGCTGCCAAATATCTTTTTACTCCAAAAACGAGGCCAACCATTATTGTGTTTTATATTAAATAACCAAAACCAATTAAGATAATTACTCATACCTACAATGATTTTATTAAGATAATTAGACCCACAATAAGCATATAAAAATCGACCAGTTTTAAGCAATTGCAAGCTTATTTCTGCTAATTTAATATAACTAATTATATGTTCTTTAGAATATGGCGGGTCTGTTAAAATAAGGTCAATACATTCATCCGGCCAATCCTTCATAACTTCCAGACAATCCCCGCAGATTATTTTATTCACAAATTTTTCTTCAAACTGATTCATACAAAATTATATGCTTGCAGTTAAAATGGTATATCATCATTAGGCGGCACGTATTCAGGGTCGTAATCAGGATTCTCAAATGCCTTGCTTGCCATTTCTTGAACAGAACCGATTCGACCAATAGACAATAAAAATCTTCTGCCCGCAGTATTCGGCCCGTTTAATATTCGATTTTCTGCTTCTTTCTTTGCTTCATTGCCCCACAATGGATTTTCTTCAAGACTTTCAGCAGATATGATTGGACGCCAGCGACCGCCTTCTTTCTGTTCCCATTCTTTAGCTTTTTGTTCAAGATATTCTATTTCTTTACCCGTTAAGGATGTGGGAACAAATACAATCCATTGTCTATCTTCCCAATCTGGATGATTTGGTGGGGCTTGAACACAACGCAAATAACAATAAGGAAGTTCTGGAATATTAGAAACCGCCTTATCAAAAACAATTATCTTTTGCTTAATAAATCTGCCAATGCTTGGTTTTTTACCAATATCTTCTTGGGATTCAAGCCACTCTTTTAATCTTTGTCTTGTTTTATAGAGATTGCATTTTTTGAGTTTTTCAATCCAAGACTCCAATTCGGTTTTTGTAGGTTCCCAGTTAGGCCACAAAGGCTTAATTTCTTCTGCAAAGAATTTTTCAACTTCATTCATAGCCTGCCCTCTTCTTTAAGTTCCTCAATCATTTTTTCAGTTGATTTTGTACGATTATCATATTTGCCTTCTAAGACTTTGACATAGTTCGTATCGTTTGATATTAACCACTCTAAAGTTGCAGTCCATTTGCGTTCATTTTCTCCGCAACAAAATCGACTTTCGGCTATTTTATCAACGACAGTTTTCCAATTTTCTAAAAACACGGGGTCTTTGAATCTTATATTTAGTTTTGTTCTCCGCGTGTCGGATAAAACTCGTATTTCTTTGAGTTTCTTTTTGGAGTTCCAGTATTGAACAAAATCATTTCCAAGATTATTCGGCGAAATTGTGTTATCTTTACTTCTATTCTCTTCTTTTAAATTCTCTTCTTTTAAATTAGGCGGGAACGTTCCAGGATTATTCGGCGAACATTCTTGGAATGGTAGCGGAGCGGGTAGCTTAGATGGTTGTGGTTTATCTATCCTTTGATGTTTCAAGAAGTTATATAAATATCCATAATGGCTTCCATTAACTTGATAGAGCTGAATTTTGCTCTTTAACTCTTCCAAGAGCATTCCAAGATTAATCTTGGAATCGTATGGGAATATCTGTGCTTTTAACAAGGATTCATTGGCTTTGAACCGGCCTTCATCATCTGCAAAATTCCATAATCCTATATACAAAAGTCTTGCATAAGGACTCCAATTTCCTATTTCCTCATCAGACCAAAATTCAGGGTCTATCATCCTTTTGCGAGGCATTATCCATCCATGCAAAATAAAAGCCGGCAACGTAGATATGAGCGCACAAGTCGCAGAATTGCCGCTGCCGGCCATTCTTTACCGATTAAGATTGTAAACTTGATTACTCATATCTGCCCCCAAAATACCGACCTCAAAAGCAAGTGTCAAGATTATTTCCTAAAAATTCTGTCATTTCGAGATTTTTCTCTAAAGTTAATATGGAGAACTTTCGATAATAGAGGCATGAGTAAGATTCAGGCGAGGTTAATTCTGGCTCAACACTTGATGTGGGGAACACGAAACGAGTTTGAACGAACCAAATATTTGGAGCTTATTGTTTATTACCGAAACATTATTAAGTTAGTTGAGAGGATTAAAAATGGAGAAATTGGCAAAAATCTGGAATCGAATGGAGAAAAAACTGGCACGGATGGTTGAAATTCTATTTCTGTTGATGGCTATCTGGCTCTGTATAAATACCAACGGCTGCTCCGGCACTTTCCACGGGATAGGCACGGACATCAAAAACGGCGGGGCGTATGTAGAAAAGCACGTCCAACCATAATAAATTAGGAAGCTATATACTAATTTTTAACATTTTAGTATTAAATTAGTATTTGGCATGGATGGTTTATGCCCCAGTCCCGCAAGGGATGCCTAACGGCAGGATGGGGCTTTTCTTATTTGGGAGGAATCCCCGCCCCCGCCATTCCAATAAGAGCAACGGCGGGGGCTTTTTAGGGGGGTGAAGATTAATAGCAAAGCCTGTCAATCTTCTTTAATAGGGTCAAGTCTATCGAGCCATGCTCTTACTTTTATACATACACAGCTCAAAACAAAGGCTATGATTTCTAAAGTCCAAAACGAAATATACTTAATTAATTTAGTCATGCTGCCAATCATACGAAATGATTTTCCCGCCGCTATTAATGTAAGTGGGTATTTTTAAGATTTCGCTATTATTTAGTCAAGACTTACCATATATAATCGCCTTTGATACAGCTATTTGAAGTATTGGGGGGCAATATGAGCAAGCCACAAAAAACAATCAATTTTGGCGATGAACAGGATATTGAAGAAATCAACCGGATTTTGAGGTCTTTTTCTTCCGAGAGGCGACACCTTGTCTTAAAGGTGCTTCGAGTGCACCAATCAAACCAAGACATAGCTGCCGGTCAGGATTGTTTGTCGATTTCAAAATGTATTGATAATTTATTGGTAGATTAGCAAATGTCTCGATTGCAGCCTCCAATATCCTGTATTTCGGCTTGCCGAGCCTTCCATATAATTGGTCAAACATATCTGCAAATTCCTCACTAATATCAAAGCTAAAAGAAATTCTTCGCATTTTTTCTCCTTTTTTTATATAAATCTAAATCTTTACAAATTAAGAATAATCAAGCATTTACAGCACTTTCAACCCTAAAATATGATTATTATTCAAGACTTTTCTACTGGATTTTCCTTGACTTTTACCAACACTATTTGTAAAATACCCGTAACAATATAGGAGATTGTCCTATGGCAGAAACAGTTAATAAACCACAAAAGACTTTGAGGCTCAGAGAGTACGCTGTTTCTGCCAAGAAAACATACCTCTGCTTTCTGAGCCTTCTTATTTTTTGGAGTCCTCCATGACAGCGAATGTACTGTTTTGCTGCCATGATAGGAATTATACATAGTTTATCTAAATTAACAAGGGAAATTTATGAAAATCAAAGTCGCTGATTTAGAACCTAATCCATATCGCAAAATAAAAGAATATCCTATTGATAGAATAAAGGTTGAAGCTCTAAAGACTTCAATCAAAGAAAAGGGATTTTGGGCCTCTTTACCAGCGAGAAAAAATAATGGCAAATATGAATTAGCTTGTGGACATCATAGATGGTTTGCTTTGAAAGAACTCGGAATTGAAGAAGTTGAAATAACGATAGAAGATTATACCGATGGTGAGATGATACGCATTATGGCAGAGGAAAATCTTGACTGGTCAACAAGTCCGGCAGTAACCACACAAACGATTCAAACAGCTAAAGAATATATTGATAATGAATTACAAAAAAGTGAATGGTCAACATCTGATAAAAATATCAGATGTTTGTTCATAAATCAAACAGCTTTTACTGAAAGTAAAACGAAAGGTGTAGGTAGAGATATTATCCTTAAATTTCTCGGCGGCAATTGGAAATCTTGGATGGTTCAAGAGGCTTTGGTCTTTATCAAAGATTATGATACATATCTTGATAAAGAAGCGGTTGAAACTATTCCTACCATGTTTCAGGCTCGTACATTTCGCCAGAACGTAGAAACCTACGAGATACCCAAAAAGCAACAACGCCAACTTGCGAAAAAAATAAGAGAAAAAGATATTGGCAAAAGAGATATTCCGAAATTTGTCAGGGACAATGCTACAAAACCACAGGACAAAAAGAAAAAAGATATCCAATCAGAACGAATTAAAAAACTGATTGAAAACATAGACTCTCAATCACGGTCTTTATTCAACAATATAATCAATCTACGAAGGTATATGAAACAGATGGAAATTGAAGAAATAAGAGGCGTGAAAGTTTGGTTGGCAAAAAGTTCATTAAATAGATTGTTTAAGGAATTGGAAAGATTAAGAGAAGGGAGTCAACATGAGGCCGTTAGCTGAAATAACTGATAATTGTTTAGAATATATGAAACCACATGAATTATGGTCTTGGGAGGATTGGTGGGAGAAAGTCATTAAAAATGGCGAAATACCTTCTCGTAAAACATACGCTTATGAAAAGTTTATAGATGAGCGTAATAAGATAAAAATAAATATAAACAACGAATTAAAAAGAAGGAAAGTGCCAGAAAGATTAATGTGTCCAGGTTCAGGTCAAGGAATTTATTTAGTTTGCGAAGATGATGTCGCTGAAATTACCGCAGACAAAAGAGTTAGGAAAATTGTTAGCACTTTTGAGATAAGCCACAAGGAAATGTCGCTATTAGCTGTATGCAATAAAATTAGCGAAGAAGATAAAAAAATGTTACTTCGGTTAAGTGACATGGTTGAATTACAACAAAACACAATGATAGGAACAATGTCCAAAATGCGGTCTTTACCACCAGCAACAAAAAAACGCCTATTAAAAAAATTAGGCATAGATAGTAAATAGTGCTGCCATGACCGAATTATATGGATTTATTGAGAAAAGTCAAGATATTAAAAAAGGCTATAGCCTACTTTTGCCTTTTTTGAGGTTAAATTATGGATAAAAATGATATTGATATTTTTAGTCGATGTACTGCTGAATTTAGAAATTCGGTAATAGTTTTTGGTGAAATATTAAAACTTGATATCGAAAAGCAATCAATGGAAGCAGCCAATAGAGAAAGACAATCTCATGGTTATTCTGATGCTTACGGAGAAGATGCTTTTGTAACATTATCTAATCGTATGGAAGAAATAATAAAACGTGGATGAAGTTGAGTTGGATTTAAGAAAGTCAAGGAGAAAAGATTATGGCTAAATTTGAAATAGGACAAGAAGTTGCCGTAAAAAAAGGCAAAACATCAAACTTGACATTGCACATAATGGAACGCCAAGAATTTACCTGTTTCTCTGGTACACAGATAATCTATAAAGGACGTGTTTGGTTTGATGATTCACATTTTCCCACTAAACGCTGGACTTTGACATCAAAAGATACAATGACATTTTACGAAGATGAACTTGAGCTATTGACAGAAAAACCCGTTGAGCCGGATTAGCATTGTAATTATTAACTTTTATGAAAGGGCAAACCTATGAATGCGAGAAAACATCATGAGAACGTATTAAATTATCGAACCGGCCACTGTAGGCCAATTTACAACAACAAATAACCGCCGCGACACCGGCCAGAAAAGTGAAACAAAATAATAGAAGCATAAAATTTTTGGGCGTCCCGTACACTAACGGCCAAGAATAGAAAGCTCCGAGGGCGGGAGTAGGGGCGGAATTATAAAAGAGGTCTATATGCGGCAATATCGGGGAATGACGAAAGAGAAGAAATGGATTTACGGCTATTACTTCGCAGATGATGAAGAAGGTACAGCTTTTATTATTCGAGACGTTGATTGTACTGGTGGGCTGATTAGGGAGGATGACCGATATGGACGATTTATTAAAGATTTCGTTGAGGTTGACCCAGAAACGGTAGGGGAGTTCACCGGCCTTCACGATAAAAACGGCAAAGAAATCTATGGGGTAGTCGGAGAAAAAGGCGGGGATATTTGCAAGATTAAAGGAGGAACGAGTATATTTGTTGGAGGTGTACATCAAGGGAAATGGGAATGGGAACATATTTGCATGATACAATATCAACAAAATTCATGTCATTGGATTGGACAAATTATCGGAAATATAAAATCCATATCATTACTTGATTGGTATGAATACGAGGTTATCGGTAATCAGTTTGAGCATCCCGACCTTTTCCCTGAGGGACAGGTAGCGGAGAAAGACAATGAATCTGTTTAAGCTCATTTTGTTTTGGGTATTAGAGATAATAGCCTTTGTCTGGAGCCTTCCTTGTATCCCTTTGCGAGCAGGGCTGGATAGGCTCGATAAGGAGTAAAAATGCGAATAAGTGAACTTAAAACAACAAAAGAAGTGGCATACAAACTTTGTATTCCAGTTTCGATATTGAGAAATAATGTATCAACAGGAATTATACCTAAACCCAAAATTCGTATAGGCATGTCTTTTTTATGGACACCAGAGGAAGTTGAGATGGCTCGGCAAATAAGAAATAAAATATCAACTGGAGATAATAGACGTGCTGGTCAAAAAGCAGCTTTTTTGATGTTAGAAAATACAAACGAGGCTGAAAAATGACCGAGAAAAAAATAGAAGATTTATCAAAAGAGGAATTGCTTATTCTTGTTAAGCAGATGGAGATAACTCAATTTCGCTTAATTGTAGAAAATGCTTTTTTGCAGCAATATTTTCCTGTTGTTGTTTTACATCAAGAAAAAATATTAGATTATTTGGATAGGCATTTGGCTATTATGAAAGATTTAATAACTTTATACACACAACTAAAACCAGATAATAAGCCCGCCAAGCAAGGCTGAAAGAGAGAAAAATGGCTGAGAAATTAAATGCGATAGAATGCAAAATTGGAATTGGAGATAAAATCATTACTACTTTTATGGACTTTGATGGAGCAGGTATTTTAATCAAGCCATCAAGTTCTAACCATAAAATAGGCGAGTATGCTATCAAGGAATTGCATCCAGGAATACATAAGCCTGAAAATGGAGAAATTTATCTCAAATTCACTAAAAGAGATAGTCTTTTAGTTCTTATAGAAGCAGCAATTAAAGCATATTTTGAATTAAAAGATTAACAATAACGCTCTTTGACAATTTAAGGAACGGTTTGCAGCTAACAATCAAGTACCTTAGTAGCATCAGCAAGGTCAGCAGTTAGGATATGGGCATAAATCTGCTCTGTAGTACGTATGGATTTATGTCCTAACAATCTTGACACTACTATCACAGGGACACCCTTACGAAGAAGCTGTGTTGCAAAGTAATGACGCAGTGAATGAGGCCCGAACTTTGGAACTCCAGCTTTCTGGGCGAGTCGAGAAAATGATAGCCACAAAGCGTTGCGAGTACCGAGTTTTAGCTTCGGCAGAACTTGGCAGGCAGTTTCATTTAAGGGAATAGTCCTTTGTTTTCGGCCTTTGCCGACAATAGTGATGGTGTTCATTTCAAGGTTAATATCCTTAGCTGATAACTTTGAAAACTCAGTTGCCCGAAGTCCGGTATTTGCTAAAAAGATTATCCGGTCCCGTGCTAAAGGCGTAGCAACATCCAATATCTTCTGATATTCCTCTGGTTCAATAAAACGTGAGGCAGGGGGGTCTTCTTTCAGCATCTTGACTTTCATAGCCGGATTAGGAATATCGTACCGATCTGAATTGTACCGACAGAATGCCTTAATGGGTGTCAAGTGTGCATTGAGAGTACGATTGATATCTCCCTTGTCTCTAAGCCGATGAAGATACTCCTGAATGTAATGAGGTTCTATCTGCTGAATACGATAGATGGTTTTGGGCAGAGATTCGATAAACTTCGATAAGACATATTGGTAATGCTGCTGGGTTCTTGATGTATGACGCTTGCAGTAAGTCAGGTAGTCAGATAATGCTTGATTAATGGATTCGCTGGGTGCAACCTCACTGTTGCGCCACAATCTTTCCTGTTCTTCGATGTCTGCGAAGAACTTAATGGCCTGGGCTTTCTCATAAAAAACCTTAGAGCCGGAAAAGATGATGTGCAATTTTCGGTTGGTGGCACGCCAACGAACCCGCCACTTTTTCAATTCTCTGATATATCCATAGCTTGCCATCTTGACAGCACCACGACAAAAATCTTGACAGAGTTTTGACAAAAGCAAAATCGGCAAATATTTTCTGCGCAGTCTGGAGTTCTAAATTCTTTATCCTCAATTGTTTACGCATAAGCGGGCGAGGAGAATCGGACTCCTGACGACCAGCTTGGGAAATATATTAACATTCCCAAAATACCTTTTTATTAAGCAATATCGGCGATTAAAACCTTCAAAAACCACAAAATCAAGTCATTATTTGACATGACTTTGACAAGCTGCAAGAAAATAGCCAGTGGCGGATGGAGTCAAAATTGGTGACTACTGGTCTGGCCAGCCCCTGATGCAGAATCACTCGCAGAGTAGGAAAGCTCTGTCCACTGGCTACAAATCTGCTGGCGGCGGCGTAAGTATGCGGCACGAGGGAACTATCGGTTGCCTAACAGAAAAACGCAATTCGCACCGATAGCCGAATTGCTAAACGTTATACAGGTAAAATCCTGTTCGCCAGCAGATGTTATTGTACCGTAAGGTATCCCATAGGGACTGCAAACCTAACAATACACATAGCCCCTGACGGAATATAAGCCCCAGCCAGCGGTGGGCTAAAACACTGGCAGAGTTTTTAACACCAGAACGGGGCGGGCGACGGAGACATTCGGATAAGTCCCGCCCTATGATTGTAAAGCCTATGTCAATTTTTGAACGCCGGAGAATTGATGGCATGTGACTAAGCTACGTAAGTGATTGAGGCGTGACGGTCGCCAGAGGCGGCAACTTTGAAAACTTAATACGCCAAGGACGGGACGGAAAGGAAGGATCCTGTCCTACGGAGAGCAACTATTAAACCTTTGACTCTGTTATGGTACAGACTATACGTCCCCCTTGGCTTTTATGAGAAAGGATTTATTATGTCTAAAAAATTATCAGCACGCGAAAAAAGGACAAAGGAACAAACACAATTGTTTAACCAAATTTGTAGTTATATGAGGCTTAATCAAGCCGTAACAAAATTCGGCAAAAACAAAGTTGCTTGGGCAATGAATAGATTCGTCACAAAACAACGTGACCTGAAAAATCTATTAGAAAAGCAAAAGAAACTTGAAGGTGACCTTGCCGAAGTGAAATCGAAAATCGGTTAAAGAAGATGTATAGCGAACATTCATTCCAAATACATAAAGAGCAATGCTCAGACCCGAACTGCGAGGTTGAGAGTTCTGATTTGAAGTATTGTGAGTGCGGCAAGGGATTCTGCCGAGCTTGTGCTGACACTGAATTTCATGCCTGTGAAGATTGCGGCTCGGAAGGCTGTGGTGACTGTGTCGTTTACAGCAGGGAATTTGAGATATGGATATGCGGCGGCTGTCTGCATGATAAGCAATTAGAGGCAGCAGCTACAAAGGCTAAAACAGGCAGCATATTTGCTTTTAGAAATTATCTGAAAAGAAGGAGCTAAAAATGCCATTCAAATCTTATAGAGAACAATCAAGAAATATAAATTGGGGAACTGACAAAACAGCATCATGGTTTAGTAATGCACGAAATTACTCGTCGGCTATATACAAAAGAGGAACTTGTTTTATAAAGTTTAGAAAAAAATGAAAACTCTCTTTGACCAATCTGTTAAGTATCCGCCGGCAAGCCATAAGAACGACCCTATTACATCGTTCAAGGCTGAAGATAAGCATAAGCAATCCGGCAAATTTCAATACAGTGTTAATCAAGTAAGAGAAGCAATAATAAGATATCAAAGAACAATGATGAGACCGGATTTCACAGCCAAAGAACTGGCGGCGTTTATAAGCGAAGAAGAACAAATTGATTACTTCAGGCTTTATTATGTTATCGAAAAAAGACTGAGCGTGCTTGAACATATTTTAATAAAGAGGACATCGGAAGAACGCAATGGTTGCAAGGTTTGGCAGATTATTTGAGGTGAAGCATGTTTGAAGAATTTGAAAAACACTGGAAACTTGTAGAGGAAAAACACGCAAATAAATGTGCAGATATAGCTTCAAAGAATACGGCGATTGAGTACATTCAATGGCAAAAAAGATTACGCAAAGAAGAATGGGAAGAATCCCTGCGATTGATTATTAAAAAATGGATGCAAAAGCCAGCAATACCAATGTCTGAATTGATTGACTGGATTAAACAAGAGCTTGGCGAAAGTTAGAGGGCAAAATGGCTATAACAAAAGCACATCAAAGATATAGATTGAAACCAACAACGGAATTTCCAAAAGGTCGTATAGTACCAGGTGTTACTACTATTATAGATATTCTTAACAAGCCTGCACTTGTACCTTGGGCCAACAGAATCGGCTTGCAGGGAATTGATGTCAAGCGGTACGTTGACGACAAGGCCGATATAGGAACTCTCGCCCATGCCATGATAATAAACCAGCTACTCGGCAAGAAAACTGATACATCAGAATATAGCCAAAATCAAATAGATGCTGCCGAGAATGCCTGTCTTAGTTTCTATGAATGGCAGAAAAAACATAATCTTTTAATCACATCGGCAGAGGAACCTTTGATAAGCCAGCAATACGGATTTGGTGGACAGTACGATATTTACGGAGTCATAGATAATACAAATGAGTTGTTAGACCTCAAAACAGGCTCTGGAATCTGGCTTGACCATTATTACCAAATGGGAGGATATTTACTATTACTCAAGGAATACAATCGACCTGTTGACCAAGTACGAATCTTGAATATCCCACGCACCGAATCCGAAACATTTCAGGAAGTTACTTTATCGAAACCGGTGATGGAATTGGCGAAAATTATTTTTCTTCAATGTTTAGCAATTTACAATACTACAAAAGAAATGAACAGATTGGTAAAAAAATAATGATAAAGAAATTTGTACCTACAAAAGAAATACAGCGATTGTACAAAGAAGGATTATCTTTGAATGAAATTGGGGAACACATAGGTATATCTGGGCAGTCAGTCTGGATGCGATTAACAAAGTCTAAAATGAAGTTGCGAACTATATCCGAAGCCCAAAAAATAGCATACAAAAAAGGTCGGATGAAAAGTCAGAGGGGAGAAGATAATAATCAATGGAAGGGTGGACGATATCCAGATTCAAGAGGTTATATATATCTGTACACAGGAGTTAGAAATCGGAAAGTTTTTGAACATAGACTTATCTGGGAGAAACATCACGGCAAAATCCCGGATGGATGGATTATTCATCATTTGAATGGAATAAGAGATGATAACAGAATAGAAAATTTGCAAGCTATACCCAGAAAACGCCACAATTCCATGTCAATAGTTGAACCATATCAAGAACGAATAAGAAAACTTGAGCAACAGTTGGCAAGGCTAATGAAAAGATGAGACGCATAACTTTACAGCAAATTGAAGAACTATCGGAGCGGGAAAGATTACAGCTTAGAGCCTATATCAATAATCATTTAGGTAGTTTGTATAAAAGAATGAACCAAAAATCAGACGTAGAAAGACAAATAGAAAGTGAGGCAAAAGATTATGTCATTGATGGCTAAAAGAGAAGAAAATCAGCAATTTCCACCGATTGAAGGTGGAACATATCAGGCAGTATGTTATTCGGTAATTGATTTCGGCACACAACACAATGATTATTACGATAAGGACATGCGCCAAGTCTGTATAACATGGGAAATTCCAGAACTACGAATACAGATTGAAAGAAATGGGGAAAAACTGAATTTGCCACGGGCAATCTCCAAAACATATACCTTATCTCTTGGTGAAAAATCTCATTTATATAGAGATTTAGTTGCTTGGCGAGGCAGGGAATTTACACAAAATGAACTAATTGGATTTGATATTCTTACGGTCATAAGAGCAAACTGTATTCTGCAAATTATCAATACGACAAAGGGCGATAAAACATACGCCAATATAGCAGCAGTTGCAAAAATAATGTTCAACATGAGAAAACTTGAACCCGAAAATCCCATCGCTATATTTTCAATGGCAGATGGACTTGAAATACCACAGGACATACCTGATTGGCAAAAAGATATAATCCGTAAATCCAGAGAATATCAAGCTGTCCAGAATGCCAAAAGTAATCCTGCTCTAAAAAAAGCTCAAGAAGATTATGCTTCCGAACCAGAATTAGATAACGATGATATTCCCTTTTGACACAGAAATAAAAAATGTTGGAGCTACACGGAATAGTCAAGGACGGCAGGCTCTTGTTTCCCATCAGCCAGATAGAATTAAGAACGCGATTGCTGGCTTCTATGAAGAACGGAACAAGAGTAATAGAGACTCTACGGCGTGAAGGTAGGTTTAAATCATATAGTCAAGTTAAAGCCCATTGGGGTCTTGTAGTTGAAATGATTAGGCAAAGAATGATTGAACTTGGCTGGGATATATGTGGCGTAGCCCCTAATAAACAAATGATACATGAAATATTAACTTTAGCTTGTGCTGGGGTAGGTGATAGTGGAGAGATTGTAAGACTTAGCGAACAAACCTCTGTGCAATCAAGTCAATGCTTTGAGAATTGCAGGGCATGGGCGGCTACACAATTAAATCTTGATATACCCGATCCAGACCCCCGATGGAGAGAAGTCAAGGATGGAACCAGCAAGCAGAACCATACATTATGAATGGCGAAACAAGCCAGAAAAATGCACTATCGGCGGCAAAACCTGCGAGTTCAAAAGCCAGATAGAGCGTAAATGGGCTTTATATCTGCAATATCTCCACGATTTAGGTGCAATAGATGGATGGGAATATGAGCCAAAAACATTTCATTTCAAAGAACGCTATGGGATGAAGCATCAATATACTCCCGATTTTATTGTAGCAGAGGACGGCGAAATTATTTATCACGAAGTCAAGACTTCTTTGCGGCAAAAAGATATTAGTAGATTCCGCCGATTAGTAATGGATTTTCCAGAAACAAAGATGGTTCTTATCCTACCGAATGACGCCAAAAATATGAAACAGAAATTGTTAAAGCAACAAGCCTTAAAATATATAGAACGAATTGCCTATTGCAATCCATTATTCAAGAAATTCAGCATAAAGTAAACGGGTCGAGGCAAGGAAGTATTTATGAGCAAGGATGCCGAAACAGTTGAGCTTGTATGCGAAGGAGAGGGCGGGTACGACCTTAAAATCAGTTATGTTACTGATAGCATACTTATAAGTTTAGTAAATAGGTCCAAAGAAGATGATAATGCCGCTTCAATATTTGATTTTGAAACAGCCGAAAAAGCAGCTAACTTTATACTGAATGTTTGCAAAACTCATGCTAAAAAAACTAAATATCATTTCAAAGCCCGCCAAAGCGATAGGGCGGTACATGGAAAGAATATCCGATGAACGAAAACGTGATTAAATTATTAAAATTAGCAAAATACCAAATGGGTATTAGAACAATGAAATTTTTTATTGACCAAGCACTTGCCGAACTCCAAAAAGGAATTTCTAACGGGACTGAGCCGAGCGAGTTTACAAAAATACAAAGAATAGCCATACAACAATGTGTTGATGCTTATGAAACTACTGAATGGTTGCCTATTGGTGTACTTCGTCTTGAAGAAGCCTGTGATATTATCGACCGCCAAAAGCAGAGAATAGCAGAACTGGAAGGCGAACAGGATAACTTAAAGGAAATATACGATAAGTTGCATATAGACTTTGTTAATCGAGGATTAAAAATTCAAGAACTGGAGTCAGAAAATGCCAAAGACAAAGGATGATAGAATCCAAAAAGTGCTGGAAATATTAAATTTGCCAGCAGAAGAACAATTAACTTGGGTAGCATTAAATAATAATATTATACAGATTGATGTTTGGGAATGGGATGGTGTAAATAATATTGTTATACCAATTGAGATTAATTGGCGCATTCTTGCCGACCTTGCGTTCAGGATGAGGGATGAAGCATGTTCAAGAGATTCTATTTATTGGGAAAAAGCTGTTTATAAAGTTTATCAAAAGTCATTTACAAGAGAATATGATAATGTGTTTTTGTGGATGACAGAATTTGCTCAGCCGATTCACTGGATTTGTGCCTCAATAATCGCAGAGATTCTGAATGAAAAATAAAATACTATCCGTTATGATATTGTTGCTTCTATCAGGCTGTCAATACTGGTATAATCCTTCTGTAAAGCTGGAGAACGCAAAAAAGGACTATAAGTTATCTGCCCAGACAGACGACCTTGAATACTCGATGTTTCTCAAAGGCTATAAGAAAGTCGAGCCACCGAAAGAGGCCAGAAAAGACTGGCTGTTAATCGGCCTTAAAATTGTGCCTGTGGCGGGAGAATAAAAGCGCCCGAATAAATCGAGCGCTTTCCAGAGGAATAAAATGTGTAGAAAACAATTATTTGCAGCCACCGCGTTTTAGGCCGCCACGTTTTTTGCTGGGCCTTGGGCTTCTTTTTCTCGGCCCGCGTTTGTCTCTATCTGGCATTGCTTACTCCTTTCTTACCAGCAGATATGTCCTATTATAACACCTGCAATGAACGGAACAAACCAGCCATAGTCGTGACTTTCCATTATGTTTCTTAAAAACTGTGATATTGTCGGGTACTTTTTTTTGCGATCCAACCAAATATCAATAATAATAACTGCGATAACAATTGCTATGCAAATCCATTTTGTAGTTGTCATTTTCTTCCCCAATAAAGGCGGCCAGAGCCATTAAAGTTTATTTATATATTGTGGTTATTTTCTTCGCTGGCTTCTAACCGCCACTTTCTTTCGGCTTGCTCAATTCAACGAGAATATCAGCCTTAGCTCTTTCAATTTCGTTAAAAGTATCTTCCGGCCCGAAAACCTCTATCCATGCCTTTATACCAAGTTCTATAATATTTTCTCGGATAGAGTCGATAGCCTCATCTCTTTTGTGAATCCAGCGTGTGATTTCTCGACTGCATGGACAATCACTCATGGTTCTTTTATCAATCCTTCCTGTATGCAGAGCATTTCGCAGTTTACAAAATAATCGTATCTGCCAGGGCTAATAAGAATCATCCTTGTATTTACGGTCACTGGCTGATTAGGCTCAATAATCAACACCCTCTTTTCGGAGCTTATCACGTAAACCTGCGATTGTTTTTGACAGCCGCTCACGCTCACAATAAATGCCGTCAAGAGTATCAGTTTGATTAAGAGCCAATGCCTGAATATGCTTTTCTTTAAGCTGCGCATCTTTTTCCTTTGCTTCGTACAGGTCATTTTTTAACTTTAGAATCTGGGCGGTTTTCCCTGTCTTGTTTTTAAGATACCAGAGAATAATATTGCCAAGGACAGATACAGCCAAGGCTATGTAACCTATTGCCGCAAGCATTTAACTATTCCGGTATTTCCAGTTCAACACCGAAAACCTTTGCCATCATTTCAATACCCCAGTCATCCCACTTGTTGTCGGTTTTAAGTGCCTGATTGTAGAGTTCCTGCAAAAGCTTTTTCAGGCCGGCCTTGAAAGCATCTACCATCTGAGGACTCATCTGCTTTAGTAATGTAAGTAACCAAGTCATAACTATTCCTTTCTATTTGGATTGCCATTATTTTTGATTAAATTCTTTACTTCATTCAAATCGTTTTTTAGCTCCATGTGACGGTTTTCCGCTCTTTGTTCTGAATCTTTTATATATAACCTTAATTGTTTATGGTCTCGCTCGTTAGTTTCTCTAACTATACTACAAAGATTATTTCCCACTCTGGTTTTTGAAGTCCATATAATGACTCCAACCAAAATAGAAAACATTCCGCCTAACGAACTTAACAATACCGCCAAGTCAATTTGTGCTAACATTACTTTCCCTTCACCATAAAAGTTGTCCTTTCTGTTTAATTAGAAATAGTGCCAGTCTTTAAGCTTTGAAATTTTCTTCTTAGCTAACCGAAAGACATCCGTTCTGAACTGCATATCGGGAACCTTAATTTTCTCGATTCGCTTATAGATATCTTTCTCAAGCTCATCCAAAGTTTTAGCTTTGCCTGTAACCTCTGCCACAACTCCGTCAACACCAGCGGTTACTAACTTGTCATCTTCGTACTTGGCATCCAAAAGCCAGATATGGTCAAGACTGTTTATCCGTATTGGTTTATTGGCAGACTTGGCTACCCCATCATCATTCGGATACGGCGGGATAGAAACACGAACCGCTCCGAGATAATCATAACTCGGCTTTAGCTCTGGAATCTCACCTGAAGCCAGTTCCGAAAAGAACTGACCAATCTCCATATTCAAGCCCTCACACAAGGCGTACAGGGCTGAATAACCTGTTCTGGCTGTGTACTCAAGAAAGTAGGGCAGCTTGTCCTTTTCAGAGATAATTGTGTTTATATCTAAAGGCCCATTGTATTTGTACCGTTTCAGGAACGATTCCATCATCTTTAATGTCAACCTGTAAATTGTGGCCGTTGTAGGCTCCGTCCTCTTGGCCCATTTGTTCGGGGCTTTTTCCGGCCAGAACCATACGGTTGAAGAAGTACAGCCGGTATTAGGTCCATAGTCGCCATCGAGGAACCGTTTTGTCTCCAAAGTTGAATTTATACTGTTCGGTACAAGCTCACCGTTTACATACCAAGCCTCAGTTGATATTTCTACGCCCTCAATTTTTTCCTGAAGGACGAAATCAATCTTTGCCGTCCAGGTCTTAGAGAAATACTCCAGCATTTCCGCAAGGTCTTCCTGGTCGTCCGGGACATAGGTAAAGGCCGGTGATTTGTTGTCCTGTGGTTTAAAGACCCATAGTTTCTCGGATTTATTTACGAAATCTATGGCCTTATCAAAAGAGCTAAACCTCTCCCATTTCGGCATCTTTATCCCGCATAGATTCGCCAATTTCATTCCGAAATCGCGTTTTAACTCCATTGTATCGTTGAGCCTGCCAGCACCATAAACCTTAAAACCGCTCTTTTTAATCTGGTCTGCTAAAGCTCCCTGGCCGACCATGTCGAAAATACAAATAGTATCTTTAGTCAGTTTTGAGGTCGGAGAATCTATGCGGGTCAATATTCCCTTGTAACTATCCTGAGCATTCTTTTTCTTTATAAAGAAATCGCAGGAATGACCTTCATTGGCTATTCGATACAAAAGTGCTAAAGCATCGCCTGAACTTGAGATAAGTCTGAATTTCATTTGACTTTAGTTATTAAAATAGATATGCTCTAATTTATATGAGAACTGCAAAAATTATATTTTGGGTACTTGTTATACTTATTGGAATTGAATCCCTTAATTTTATAATTCGTTATTTTGTTTTTAGTCCAGAATCTGCAATTCAATGGTTCTTAAGTGAATGGAAAATAGGTTATGGAATGGCACTTTGCTTAGGTATACCAACCATTATAATCTGCTTTGTTTCATGGCTACTTGATTACCGCAAAAAATGTCATTTCCAAAAAATGATGAATAAAAATAAATCTTAGTCCTCCCGACCGACAATTTCAATTCTCTCTTTCTCCAAGGCTTCCATGAGATCTTTTAATGTATATCCTTCTTTTTTGAGATGATCCATGAACTTTAACTTTTCACTTTTGGGCATTGTTTTCCAGTAATAATTCAAAGGCACAACAAACTGCATAATCCTGTCGGATGCGCCCTGAGACGTTGTATATCTTTGAGTTTTTATCATGGTTTCAACTGCCGATTTGAAATCTCCCTTTTGAAGCAGTTCATCAATCTCCTGGTCGGTTTTTTCTTTTTCATAACCGAGTTCCGCTCTGAAGTCCCACATCATCTGCGTAAACTTACCACCTGGTGCACCACGTCTTATCCATGTTCCGGTAAAAGGCATAACCCATTCGGGCCAGGTTGGAACATATCCAGGCCGACCTGCCCATACGCTTGAAGGTGTAATACCCTTAATAAAGTATGAGGCTCTTTCCTTTATGGCTTCTAATGGCGGTGTTCCTTTGCGGCTTATCTGTTTATGCTGCCAGGCACTATAGTTAAATAAAACCTCAAAGGAATGTTTGAGCATGGGTTCAAGTTTATTGTAAAGAGTTTTGCCCGGCTCAGTAGTCCAGCCGATATAATCACGAATGTAGCGAAAGAATGGAGCTACGACATATATCCTTTGCCCCTTATTGTTATCCAGTCCCGTATCAACATCGTACCAATGCCCCTTTTCGTTCTGGAATGTAAGATGTAATGGTTCGGGTTTGCCTTTGATTGTCTTTCGCTTTTTGAGTGCGTTAGTTGCAGTCAGAAATCCTAATTGTGCGAGATTTGAAAAAAAGAGTAGTCCGAATATGCCCTTTAGAAGATGCTTTGTAAAGTCTTTACCTATCCGCTTTTGCTCCTCTCTTGGCAGGGATTTCATACCCAAACCCTTTTTGCCATAAGTGGCAGCCTTAACGACCATATCAATATTTGAAAAAGTCCAGTTCCGGGCAAAAAAGACAATAGAGCCAGCTTCACGCTGGAATTTTGTAAACCATGTATGAGGCAAGGTTCCCAAGAGTGTATTTATATAATGAGCAGCAACTTTATCAACTTGGTCTTGAATCCATTTCGGCTGCTCTTTTGCTATTCTCTTCGTAAGAAATTCAAATAGACCCAACTGGGCATTTCTTACCGTCCCTTGCCATAAATGTTCATCCGACCATTCTTCTAACTTATTGAGTGGCTTAAATATTTCTTTCCAAGTAGCAGATTCACCCATTGCTTTACGCAATTCCTGAGCTATGCCATAACCAGATTGCAATTGAAGCCCTGCACTAACCGCCCTTTCGGCCAATTCATCTTTGCTCTTATAGAGAACCTTTCCCCTTTTTTGCACAGAGATTAATTTGTATGGATTAAAATTGACCTCATCAAAAACATCAGACCAGATATTCCAACTATGGATAAGCGGGTTATACATAATCAATCGCTTTATCCGACCACGAATCGACATATATCCCCTTGTTAGCTGACCTCGACTTACCCAGGGGGAGAAAGCATCATTTAGAATTTTAGCAACTTCAGGGTCAGCTTTCGCTGGCATACTTATGAGCATTGGTTTCTCTGCCGCTTCACCAACATAAAGAAATCTTTGAAGGCCGGGAACATTAACCCACTGATATTCATTTTCCCATACTTTAAGTTTCTCTGGCTTGCGGGGTCTGCCCATAATTAGAGGCATACCATCTTCTCGCTCCATATTCTTAAGAAGCTCTATCAAATTACGATTCGCTATTGTTTTATAAAGCTGATACTTATAGACGGCATTCTTTAGGATAGGGTCTGTAATCGGGTGAAGTCCTGCTGATTCTGCCTCATCCATAGTCTTGAAAACTCTTTGTTTACCAAAGCGGAACCGTTTACCCAGCTTGCCGCCTTGTGGGTAAAGTGTCCGCATAAGACGTGTCTGGCTATCCTTATATAAATGCGGAGTATAATCTTCTACCCAGGATTGTAAGATTCCTTCCTTCTTTGCGAGGTTCTTCATCTCCTCATAGTCGGCCTTGAGGGCATTTCCGGCCTCTTTTACTTGGTCTGGAAGCTGGTCGAATTGTTCCTGATACTTTGCAGGATTATCCAAATATCTATCGACAATCTCTAACTGCTTCGATGTTGCAGGGACTTTCTTTAATGTCATTTTCGCCCAGTCTGCATACATCCCTGCCTTATTTGTTTCTGCTCTCCATTTTTCAATCGCTCCAAACACATCGGTAATAATGTCTCGCTCTGGCTCGTTGAGTTTAGCAAAGGCCGTTTTCATACGACTTGATAGTTCTTGAAATTCAGCAAGTGAGGGAATACGTGCAAATCCAGGTCTTACAACAGCAGCCTTTTTGATTTCCTTGATTTGCTCATTAACCTCATTTTCGACAGATGCAGGGACTTCATAAGCATTTGCTTGTGATGAAGGCAAGGTTTCTGTAGGTACTTTTACGATTTCTTTTTCCCTTGCTCCTTCTGCTGGTTTTTCCTTAGCTTGCGGCATAGCTGCCAGAGCTTCTTGTGATTTTTTGTATTCTCCTAAAACATTTATGTTGCTTTCAACCTTGCCTTGTGGTATATTGACAATATGGCTAATTGCTTTTGTGCTAATTGTGGCAGGCTTGTTCATCGCCGCCCTTCTGTTTTCAAGGGCAATGGACGCACTTTCTGCTCCAACAGGTGTCGTGGTTTGTTCATAAGGCAAAGAAAGAATATCAAGTGTACCACTTGTGGCAAGATTATCCAAAGAATTCCTTATAGACTTAAACGTTCTAAGTTTCAATTTTGTAGTCGCACTTGCTATATCCTTCATAAGAGAGTCGGCAGTATCGATTCTAAGGGATATGCTGCCATCTGCATTAACAAGAAAAGGTTCTTTATTCATAGACTTATCATGGAGGCTTATCTTGGTAGGAAACTTAATTTTAATGAGATTGTTCACCACATCAACGGTGTCAGGACTGATAATAGAATTTCTAATCTCCGGTTGATGAAGAGAGGCGAGCATACTACGCATCATAGAGGTTTGAGTTGGGATATCGAAATCGCTAAGTCTCTTATTTCCAGTGGACAAACTCTTGCCAAAGTTGCTAATAGATTTAATATCACCAGCCAAGCGATTCAGAGTGCTTTTCGTGTAAGGGGCATTAATATTAGGAGTTTGAGAAATTAATGCTTCTTTTTCCTCATCGGCAGTCGGGGCGGGCTTTTCAACAAGGGGCTTTCCTTCGACAACGCCTTTTTCTTGTTCCGTTATAATTTCAGGTTGTGGCGGAAAGCCCCGTTTCGCCTCTGCTATTTGCTCAAGGCCAGTTACAGGCTTTGATAATTCTTCTAATGCTCCCCGTCTTGGCACATAAACCCGTCTGCCTTGTTCTGTGATAACCTTGCCCCTTTCAAGAGGCGGCCTTGGTGCTTCTGGGGCTATCTTGGTAGGCTCAAGAGGAGTTCGCAAGCCTACGCCTCGCTGCACAACGGGAACAGGCATTGTGGGGGCTGTTTTAAATGTTGGAGAAACTCTGGCTAATGGGTATTTGCCGAATCCTTTAACTTTAACCTGCTCTGCGGGTATTGGTGCTGGCTTGGCCTCTGCCGCCGTGCCGAATCCGGCATATTTTCGCATTACTCTTTCCCATTCAGCAGGATTGCCCTGCTTTTTAAGATTTAAGGCTTTGTTTATCTCTGCTCTTGCCTGAGTTCGTGCTCTTACTGCATGTTCAGAGGCCGAGACACTCTGGTCGAAGGTTTCAACGCCCCGTAAGAAACTAACAAGCTTTTGTAATCCTACCTCACCCGCTCCGAACAAAACCCCAACGCCGCCTTCAAAATGTACGCCCTTCCAGTTTACGGGCTTACCTGTAGAAATCTTCTTTGCGAACTCTTCGGTTGCACCACGCGCACCAAAAGTCAAACCACCGCCAAGAATTGCCTTTAATGCCTGCCGTGCCGGTATCTTTGAAACACCCACACCTATTAACTTGCCTACTTGTCGCAGGCTTGTAGCGAATTTAACCATCTCGGCAGCACTCATCTCTCGCGGTGTAGGTTCGAAACCAGTTATTTTGTTTACAGCCTCACTCAAAGTATCAGATTCGGAAATCTTGCTTGTTACTACATCGGGAAGGTAAAGACCTAAACCGCTTACGGCAGAGGAAAGATAATGAAGTCCCAATCTGCCAAGTCTTTTGCCGCCTTCATAGCCTGGCATTTTTTCAAGAGTGCCGGATAATTGGAATTTTATCTTTTCTTTCAGGTCAGGACTCCATGCTTTAATCTCTTGCTCACCCTCTGTCGGCCATGTTCCCGTATAGCCTGTTCCACCGAAAGATACCCTTCTTCCCTGAGTTAAATCAGAGAATCGGCCTTGTGGCTTTTCTTCAGGAGCTTGAACCTGCTTAGCCAAATCAGGGTCTTCAAGCCAGTTCTGGGCGATTTTGGCAATACCGGCAAAGTCCTGTTCAGGCTGTAGCGTAGGTGTTACAGCTTTGGTTTTGGTAAGGTCGCTGAATCGTCCCATTATTTATTCACCTTCTTGCAATCTGCGAAGGATTTCGTTTATGTTGTTCGGGTTAAGGGTTAGAGCTTGCTTTATTTCTTGTTTGTCAATATCCTCAAGGCTTTCCCAGTACAAACCCAGCTGGCTTGCTTTGGCCTTCTGCTCCGGTGTAAATTTAGGCCATATATCCTGTATCTCTTTGGGTACTTCATAAGCCTTGCTCGGTGGTTCAAACATTTTCTGGGCTACACTTTCAATGCCGGTCGGCCTTTCTTTTCCTTTTATTCTCTCTCCCAGTCCCGGCCTATCTCTTAGCGATGTTCCTGTTGGCGCAGTAGTTGTAGGTACTGGTGGTTTTTGCCCGAACATCTCAGGATGTTGCTGATAAAACATTGCAGTAAACGGGTCCATAGATACAGGAATATTCGTTTCTACTGGCTCTCCCGTATATGGATAATCCATTCGCAACATATTTGTGTCACCCTTAAAGAATTTAGGCGTAGGCATTCTCGGCGTTATATCTAAGTCGCCATAGCCCATTCGCTGCATAATTGAACGAAAAGCCGGAGATTGCAGAACTTTCGGGTCGATTTTGCTAAAGTCAATCAATTCTCCAAGTTTCTGTTTTGCCCTTTGTGGTTCTTTTTCCGTCAATTGTTGTAATAGAGCCTGCTCAAGTTCAGAGCCACCACCTCTGGCCGGTGCAAACGGATTTAGCCTGTCAACAATACCCCCTAAGCCGGTCGGTCTTTTTGCAGTCATTTCCGAAATGGCACGTAATGCCTCTTGAAGATTAGCTTGCATATCACCTTCTCTGGCAAGTATCGGGGATACCTGTTGAAACTGCTGCTGAGTTTGCCGCTGCTGCTTGCCTTGACCATAGATTTTTCCTAACATATTTCCAATGGCTTGAGCGAGAAGGAGTTTGTTTTGTCCTGCATTCTCGCTTAAATCCTGTATTCCGCCACCACCACTAATCGGTAATCTCGGCGTGTAAAAAGGTACGTTTATCATAATTTGGTTCTCCTAACCTGCTCCTGCTGTTCCTGCTGTCGCTGATTTTCCCCCCATTCCTCCTGCTGCCATTGCAGCGATATAAGCAGCCATACCCAAATCTGTCAGCCCGCCGCCAGTCTTGACGCCGCCTGGGCTATAAGTTGCAAGGGCAAGGGCGGTATCAAGAGGTATCCCTAAGTCTGTAAGCTGCCTAATCCATTCCTGATACTGGGCATCAAGTCCGGTTTGCTCAACCTCTCTGGGCAAGGCCCCGTACTGCTGGCTTGCTGCTATTCGACCAAGTGGAGCTTGCTCACCATATTGCATAAACTCTAAAGCCTGTGGAACTACACCAAGTCTCCGTGCTCTTTCGGCTTCCTGCATCGCACCAAGAGTTTGTGCGATATTGCCAAGGGCGGATTCTTCAAGCTCTCTTTCCTGCTGCAATCTTCCACCACCGAAAAAAGCATCTCTGGCTGAGCTTGTAGCTGCAAGCCTGTCTTTGGCTCTTTGAAGCTCCCGCTCCAAGTTGGTTCGATAGGCTTGGTAATATTCTGAAGTGAACGGGTCATATTCCTCACCCAAAGTCTTGGTAAGCTCACTTTCGGCAAGACCATAAAGCGGTGTTTCGGTAGGCATTCTGCTGCTAAGATACTTATTAAGAGATTCAAGACCAAATTGCTCAAACTCACTCAAAGGAGCAGTAAGCTCACCTGGATATGGTGTACCTGCCAATGATAATCTCTCTAATGCCCCACCTTTGGCTGCTTCGGCAAGACTGCCCGTATATGCCCTTTGACCAGGAAATGCTTCCGGCAACGCTTCAACTTTTTCTTTCTTAACTAAAAGTCCCATCTTTATAACTCCTTTTTCAGAACAGGCACAAGCTCACAGTGACATTTGGGGTCGAGCACTTGAACTTAATCACTGTCGTACTCCAATCGGCAAAATCAGTTGCATCCACGTATGCTATGTCTGCTTTATTTATTTTTATTACCATAAAACCTCTCGGCACTCTTCCGAGGTGGTGAGATAGTGTCACGGTAGTATCCGCATCTCCCGTATCATCGACAGTTAATTCTTCGGAACGATTAAAAGGAATAGAGGTAATCTTCTTGAGGGCATTGAGAATAAATTTTGTAAACTCATCAGCCCAATTTTTTACACCTTCCTGCTCGATATCACTGGTGCTCGGCAGGATTTCCTTGCCGGTCAGTTTTTTCATGCCTAAAGCCTTTCACCAGCTTCCTGCCAGTAGAGAATCGCCTTTTCAAATTCTACGTGCTCACTGGATTCGGCGTTTCTAAAGCGGAGCCTGAACTTGCGGCAGTTTATTTTGAACTTAGTCACTTGCGGAATCTCAAGACTTGTACTGTCATCAAGTGTTGTTAAAAGTGTCCAGCTTTTACCCTTATCGGTAGAGTAATAAATTTGAAGGCTTGGCCCCGTATAGTATGTATCAAGACGAACTATCCGTTGGCGTGCCTGCCATTTCGTAAAAACAAAGTCTTTGGTATCGAAATAAGCATCTATGGCATTGTCATCATCATTATTCAATAAGGCCGAATACTCATATATATAACCATCTTCATCACCAAAAAGAGTTAAAGGTGTCTGGCTTAGAATGGTTCGGTCGCCTATCCGCCAGTTCAAATTTCTTATCTTATCGGTCAAGTCCCCTATTGTTGTCGCAGTTTCGAGGAAGTAATAGCCGAATGCGGTCATGGTATTATGCAGGCTGTGCTTGAACCACTTGGTAATATCGTAGTTAAAAGACCAGACCAAAGGGGTCGTGAAAAGCCAGTATTCCTTTTGCTCCTCGATGATAAGACTGAAACACTTGTTTATATCAGAAGGAATTAGCTTTGAGAAAAGCTCTTTTCTTATCGCTTTTGATATGGATACCGAGTTAATTCCACTAAAAACATAGACATCATCCCATCCGAGATAGCCAAGCTCATTTCCTATAATTGAAATCGTTCTGCCTGCGGCACATCCCATCCCCTTCGCCTCACCGTCAAATTCAAATATCTCGCTATCACTTGTGGGATAGCCGATAAGAACCGACCTTTCCTTGAATATTATTAAATGGTCATCATCGAGCAGTACCGCACCGGCAACCCAGTCAGAGCCGGTTAAATCTTTATAGCTTGCATTTCCAGTTGTCCAGTTTTCAGGGTCGGCAGTGTCCGACCATCTGTCTCGCTGATGGTAAGAATCTGAACCTTCTGTTGTTCTTAATAAGTGCAAATAGGTCTTGAACTGAATTAAATGTTTTGCTAAAGGGGGAGAGCCGCCCAAGTCCTCGAAAGTTGCACCATCATACTTCTTTATACTATCTATGCCGTTTGAGCATACCCACCACAAATCCGATTCGGTTTTCTTTCGGATATAATCATAGTAAAAATAATCGGCAGCCGTTCCCGTAAAACATTTGAAAACCCTTATGTCGTCAATTATTATGTCACATTCCCCGAAGTCCTCGGCGGCCTGCAGTCCTATAGAAGCGATAGAATCCAAGTCGGTCGTGAGTCCCGACCCATCACGCATATCGAGCAAAACCTCAGTCCATGTATCGGCGGTCAGTGCGGGAAGGTCTATTTCACGCAGCGGTGAATCACAGGCGGCGGTATTGTCTATGAGGAATTGCAGTTGGCCGGCTGTAAGGGCAATAGATGATTTTATCCAGAACCGTATGTGGTTATAGCTGCTTATATCCCCTATGGCACTATCATGGTATGCCAAAATACCAGTTGTGAAATCAGCATTCGGCGAAATTTTTACCGAATATGTCCCCTCTTTTATATCCGTATCTTCAAGCTCTGAGGTAACATTAGCAGAAGCAGTCCAGTTGATTTCGCAGTCATCAATGGATGTATGTTCCGTTAAATAGTCCCAATTCTTCGTTGATGTATTCCATTTATAAATATCTCTTATTGTCATAGTTAAGAGATACTGGCCGCCAGAGTATTTATAGAACTGGTCAATGCCCATCACTGCACCGGAAAGAGGCAGATTGCCCCCCATCTTTTTGTAGCCATAGCGTTTTTTGAGCAGACCATCTTCGTAAAAGAAGTTCTGGCAGTCCGTCATCTCAATAGAGGAAATCAGGTCGGATTGCTCATCGTAACGGATGCCCCCACGAGGGGCGAGAATCGGTTCTGTCTGTATTGGTTGCATTAAGGTATTTCCATAACCAATAATTGTGCAGGACAAATAGTTCCATAGGACGTTAAGGCGCTTCCGGCATTTTCTCGCGCCTGTAATGTGACTGTATAAGTACCCGCATTCAGACCTGCCTGTTTTGTCTTTATTGGAATTGTGTTGTTAGATGTACTAATACTAAGGTCGGCAAACTCTTTTATGTCATGTTCAGTGCCATCATCATAGCAGACTTTTATATCACCTGATTGTGCTCCTCCACCCGCAGCTAAACCAATTACGGCTTCTACAATCAATGTTCCACCAACCGTTGTAATATCCAAAGTGCAAATAACTTGATAAGATGTAGTGAGAACGACATTTGTTGTAGATGGCGTAGCTTCTACTACCTGTGATTTTGCCTTTATCTGGTCATCGGTATATTTCTTTATTGATTGTTGTGTGGCAAGTTGTGTGGCCGAATCCGAGACCATATCATCTTCATCAAGAACAGCAACGGAATTGGCAACATCAATATCTCCGGCAGAGGCAAACTCAATGGCAACCTTGCTCGGCGCATCGCTATCATCACCATCATTAAGGACAATGCGAAAGCGGCCTTTCTGGTCGTCAGAAGTCCCATCGTGTGCAAACTCGATATAACCAAGTGTTGTGACCTCTCCACCGGACTGCTCACCTTTGGCTACTATTCTTGACTCTCTGCCGCCATCACCATCTTCCTCCGTTGTGTTGTGTAGGATAGGATATGGGGTTGTACTCTTTCCTAATAGTAATTGACCGCCTTCCGTTAGCTGTCTTTCGTCACCATCTTCATCTTTCCAGAACAACTCACACTTGCTGTCATCAGAGGCTTTCGCGGCCAAAGCTATCTTGTTTTCGGCAGGTGTATCTATAGAAGCTTGTTCCCTGAAAAGGCCAATGTTAATACCAACATCCGTCTCGCCGGTGTTAAAGCCCTCGAACATACCCTCAAGACGCTCGGCAACATCGACTCGCACACCGACGATAAAGTTGTCTATCTCATAACCGTAATTGTCATTTGTCGGTGTTGCTTCGCTCCAGTCCCGTGTATATGCCATTTCTTATTCTCCCAAAATAAAAAACTCCAGAATCCCGATTACTCAGGAAACTGGAGTCTTTTTCAACCTTCCCAGTAGGTCTATTAAAAACTATTTATATTTTTATACTATATTCAAATGAGCAAAATCTCCAAAACGTTCTTTGGCTTTTTCATTATAAGTAAGCGCAGCATCTATTTCATTTTCGTAATATCCGAGATGTGTTTTTTGTATATAAGCCTCCCATTTTTTACTATTTTTACTCCAACTAACACCTTTATATTGTGAGCTTTTATTTGGCATTTTTATTCGATTATAATGATTTTGTGCAGTTACACAAATACGCAAGTTTGAACGGCGATTATCAAGACCATTATGATTTATGTGGTCTATTTGAAAGCCTACTGGGATTTCAAATAATATTTCACGGTGCATAGTTATAGTTGTATATTTTCCATTTTTATGAATACATCTCATGGCATAGAAAGTATTACGAAATTTTGCTGCACACCATTTATATTGATTAATTCTTTCATAATCTTCGTTATCGACTATTGCGAATTTTCCTTGAGTTAGAGGAATTAACTTTGACATCTTACTATCTCCTGTAATAGTTCCTGATAATATTTGTTGGGGCAGGCCAGTTCAGGATGCACTGGCTTTTCGGGAGCTACCCTATCCCAACCAATATTATAAATTAAACAATTCATTTGTCAATCTTTTTCTTTATGGTGCTAAACTCTGTCCGGGTGCGGGCTGTAATCCTTCCTCAATTCCACCCTTCTTTTTTTCATCTTCCACGATCATCTCGAAAAGTCTCTCTTTGGCTTTATCGTTAAAATATCCTGCAAGTGCATCCTTCGACCACTCAAAACCAAGTGCAGTCGCCTTCCATTCAACTATCTCTGGATAATTTTCCGTCAGGTAATTCGTGTCGTCATCGTCAGATAACGTAATAAGATACCCGTAATACTCGAAGTTTATCGTAAAAGCCTCATCGTTATTCGCACTATGGTCTGGAAGCGGATAGAACCAAATATCACCCTGGTCTATGCAGTAATGTGATGGAATACCCTTGTCGGCAATATCAACAAATTTTGTTCTCTGCTCTATCTCCGACTTGTAAAGTTTCGTTAGCTTCTTTCGACAGTCGTTGTAGTCTATAAGCTCGCAAATCCCATCGCTTTTTTCCGCTTTGAATTTCATAATGCTACTGGCTGCATCCTCTGTCGGCAGGTCGTATCTTCTCTGCTCATTAACAGTAGAAGCCTCCACCTCCGTCTCAAGAAAGCTAAAATTATGGTTTAAGGTCTTACCTGTGGGCAGAAGCAGAATACCGTTGCAAACCCAGCGTTGCGCACTATTTATCCATTCGTTCAGTTTTGCCGGAGTAAGATTTACAAAGTCATCGCCTTCAAGAGCATCATTTACATTTGTTCGTATTTCAGAGAAAGTTGACATATCAGTTCACCTTATTTTCTTGAGATAGTTACAAATTTGGGCTCAAACTCACTCTCTGGGTCTTCCCATTCGGCGGAACTTGCCGCAACGGGCTTTCGCCACAGATACCATCGTTCCACCTCATTGAGAACATCACTTAACCCAACAGAATCATGTACGTTAATGAGAAGAAAAACCCCCAAAGGATACATCTCAACTTCATCTTCTAACTGGACATTATCGTGCAGACTTACCAACAAAGGACTCATACGACTCAGAGAATAATCAGTAGCAGTCACATCATCCGAAACATTCAGAACCAAAAGCGTAAGTTTTGAATTAGCATTATCAGATAAACTAAGGCTTTCTACGACACTGACTTTTAAGAGACTTAAGCACTGTTCTATAAAATCAGTCAGCGATATGTTATCTTCGACACTGATTTTCAGGGGATTACTTTTAACCGTCTTGTCTTCCGTTAAGGAGACATTATCAGAGACACTAATAATCAAAAAAGACCATAAAACCTTAACATCTTCACTGAGAGATACCGAATCTGACACATCAACTTTCAGCCATGCCAGATTACCAATCGTGCTTTCAGTCAGGGATATTGATTCGTATGCCTCTGCTTTTAAGGGGCTTAGAAACTGATTTATGCAATCAGCCAGTGATACGTTATCGTCAACGCTTAATTTAAGGAGAGTCAGGGCTTGATTATTGAAGTCGGATACCGAAACGCTATCGCCCACATTTATAAACAAATAGCCAATAATAACATTGAAACCTTCGGACAAAAACACTTCGTCCGATACGTCAATTTTTAGAAGAGATAACTTGCCAGTTATGTAATCGGCCAAAGATACTGAATCAAACACGCTTGTTTTCAGCAGGCCAAAAAACCCATTAACATAATCGGTAAGACTGGCACTATCAAAAACCAGCAGTTTCAGCGGATTGACAAATATACTTAGGTAATCGTTAAGATTAAAGGTATCAAAGACCGACAGCTTCAAAGGGTTGCTCTTGACTGTTTTTTCTTCGGTTAGTGAAACATTGTCGTGAACACTAATAAAAATAGGCTTTACATCGTAGAAGTTAAATTCGGACAAATAGAGATTTTTACCTGAAATCGTTTGCTGGACTCTTGCCTTGCTGACTGTCTGCTCAGAACCTATTTCTATCTCTATCCAAACTCCTTCTGCGGGGTTTGTGACATTGTAAATATTGTGCCAGTCCTCACTATAATAAACATCGACCCTAACGTTGCAGCCCGAAGTAGTAAATGTTGCGATATAAATTCGTACCTTATTACATACTATGGCTGATGAAAGAAGAAGCTCCAAATATTTGTTGTAATTTGTAAACAGATTTGTTGCGAATGTTATGGTACTATCATCGTAGGCGTAATTTTCATACGACCATCCACTATCAGGGTCACTATAACTGGTTGGAGAAATCCATCCCATTTTATGTAGTTACCTTAGACCAAGTTACTGAAGAATCGCCTGCCGGCAGCGACCATATCGCAGTTGATTCATCTTCACTTTCCGGCCTTTGCCAACTGGCCGAATCGGCTCGTCTCCGTATAATATCACTTACCGAAACGGAATCGAAAACGCATATCAAAAGGCCATAAAAAGGCTTTTCAGCAGATACATTGTCACCCAGCCCAACAACATCGTAAGCGATAACACGAATCGGACCGATAAATACTCTGGACAAAGCATCGACAGCCTGAATGCTATCGTAAACATTGACGTTAATGTTTAACCTGAAAGTCACTACTGAAACAGCATCCGCCGTTTCAATGCTCTCGTATAGACTTATCAGAAGTGGTGTGACATGACACAGAATACTATCGGAAACCGTCAAATCTTCGGAAACGCTCAACAATAACAAATTCAATTTCACATCTTCGGAATCAGAGAGAGATATGCTTTCGTCAATACTGATTTTCAGCAGACTTAGAAATTGGCTTATAGATTCAGTTACAGATACACTGTCATTCACATTCAGTTTAAGCAGATTAAGAAATTGATTGTTGTATTCGGAGACCGAAATATCTTCATACAAACTGACCTTTAGCTGTGCTAATCTGGCGGTTAAGTCTTCAGACAAGGATAATTCATCATAGACATCTGCGAAAAGGTAATTGAGAATGATATTAACATAATCTGCCAGAGATATATCGTCCGATACGCCGGCTTTCAACTGTGCCAGTCTGTTAGTTATGTCCTCAGTTAAAGATACCGAGTCATACAATTCTAATTTTAGCGGATTAAGAAAACTATTGATGTAATCAGCAAGGCTGGATGTATCGTAAACCGATAGTTTTAAGGGATTGCTTTTGATTGTCTCATCTTCAGTCAGTGAAATGCCGTCGTAAACATTTACCGAAAGCGGGCCGGTCACAACAGAAGTCGCCGCTGTCCATAATTCAATCGGCTCTTGATCAAACATGCAGAATGGATCTCGGTAAAGTAGAGCAATTTCAGAGGAAGACAAGGCGCGATTGTAAATTGATACATGACTAATCAGTCCTTTCCATATATTATCTACAACCACGCCTCTTGAGTTACCATTACCAAAGTGAAGTTCTTCGCCGACATCCAAATTCCCAGCGGCAGTATGACCGCTCGCACTTGCTACCAAGACTCCATCCAAGTAAAAATACATACCTGCTGGATTAAGTACGACTATAATTTGATGCCATAAATTATCGGCTTCGATAGTAGTGTAAGATACAAGGTCAAAACCAGCACCCCCATCTCCGCGTATTCTAAAATATAACTTATTTGCTGTACCAGTTATAGCCCCTGTATTGTCATCAAGACCAATTTGTAACACAGGGTCATAAGTTCCTGCCTCATAAGTCATGCTGACAAGTTCCTGATAATCTGTCGATGTTGCAATATTTTTAGCATAAGCAACAATAGTCAATCCTCGACCAGCTGTAATGCTGCCAAAGTTATAAATGAATTTAGAATCCACGTAATCTGTCAGGTTTGCGATTTGAATTGCTGAACCATATTTTCCAGATGACCAAGAGCCAACTAAATCACCAGATGGATAACGGCCGCTCGCATCAAAGACCTTACCACCGCTTCCTTCATTAAAAAGCCAGCATCCGACAAGACCACGCGAGAGCGGATGTCCTCTATTTACTCGAATAAATTTTTGAGGTTTCAGTATCATAATTTTATGAAGCTACCGGAATCGTAGCAGTGCGATACCTTGTTGTGATGGTTACGGCACTGCTTTCTGTAGTATTATTCCAGTCGTGCATAACCTTGAACTTGCCATATTGTCGCGGGTCAACGAAAATACGTTCTCTCCTTGTTGCATTTTGAGTAAATACCATCTCAGGGCCATTTACGATATCCGCTTGAACTTGATACGTTTCGTTACACTCACCGAGAATAGCTATCTCAAGCCCTCCCGTTGCTTTAGCATGGTCGGAATAGGTAGCCTCTATCGAGACTTCGCATCCTGCTTTGCCATCAAGGTCTATTTCATCACTAATTTCAAGAATCGTGCCAGCAGTTGTTAATGTAACTGCCTCAACTCCACATTGTGCCCATGCTCCCCAGTTATATCCTGTATCAGCCATCTTTCTTCCTTTCTTGAGCTATAATAGCGGGTACTGTCGGCCCGTTTGAAGGTCTATGTGGCGACAGAAAATGTTCGTATCGCAGAGGAACGGATATTTCTTTCTGCCTATTTTCGGCCAGCCGGAACGCCTAAGAACATTCTGCTCTATTACACGCTTGCACCATGCGAGGTCTGATGTCCCCGCTTCCTGTTTCCAGCCGTGATTACTGGCGTCAAACCATGACCTGCCAGGCGTTTCAAATATCTTTCGAACCTTTCGCGGCGGGTTTATGCCTACAACATATTCCTCACTCTCCTGCCACATTAACTTCAGGATTGAGCAATGAATCAAAAGACAGCCGGTAGGCACACCATCCGCCCATACTTTCTCGCCTAACTTGAAGCCATCAAAAGCACCGTTGCCATGTCCACGATAGAGTACAGGCTCCTTATGCGGAGTCTTTAGATAGTAAAGACCACTGACAACCGGAATCGTAGCGTCTTTCATGTAGTGATTGAGCCTGATAAACAGGTCGGGCGGAACAATTACATCGTCCTCATGCAATAAAACCCATTCATAGTTCTGGCGGATAGCCTCGTCCGCGATAACATTCTGGGCATCGGCAACGAGATAGTGCATGGGGATAACAGCACCTATCCCGCAGGACAAATGACCAGCAGACCAGTTACAGGGCACTATCTGACTGTAGCGGGCGACAGACCATTCCAAACGCACAATTCCCAAAGAGGCTGTGCCTATCAGAATCCTATTTCTCGGATTGCCGTTCGCTCCGCTGTAAATCAGCTTTGTTTTTTCTCTTGATTTCGACTTTGCACGCATCGCTAATACTCGCTCTATCACTTGGAGTTTTGGTTTTCGGTATCAATTTGATAATCAATGTTTTCATTTAAGTATCTGTAATTCTTAGTTTTTCTTCTTGCCAATTATCAGGGTATTTTGACTTAAGATATTCGTCCCCAAATATTGTAAAGGTTAGTTTTTCTACATCTTTATCTGATTCTTCTTCATTGTCTTTTATGACAATATGACAATGCCGTATTTCATTTTGCATTTTTACGTGGCTCCAAAATAACTTCTATACAGCCTACCGGATTAGGCATATTTCTAACTATCTTCCAGGGCTTTGTGCCGATAGGAGCATGGACAAAATAAGCATAATCAGGGTCAAAGAAAGTAAACGTCAATTCGTTAGGACAGCCGTAATGGGCAGGGTGAGCAGCATCAAGATAGGTTCCGGCATAAGGGCAAGAAATCAAAAGCTGACCGTCCGGCTGAATTATCCGCCACAGTTCGTCCATCACAGCGAACCGATACTTCGGCTCTATATGCTCCCAGCAGTGCGATAGCAAGACCTGAAAGCATGAATTGCTCGGCACAGGCCAGGGAATCTTCTGAATGTCGTGGACAATATCAACACCAGGCAGTTTTTGAATATCAAGCCCTATCCAGCCCTTCTGAACATTAAATCCGGCTCCCACGTCCAGTCTTGCCCCAGACTTTTTCTTGAAAAGTTTGTTGTATTTTTTAGCTGGCATTGCAAACCTATTATTTAAGATATTTAAGAGGTAGTATATCTCAATTCGTAACTGCAGTTGATATCCTGGTCAGTTCCGAGCGAGGATGAGGCAAACGTATTACCAGCAATTATGCTGCCATCCGAAGCTGCAAACACACCGATATTCTTCAAGGCCGCCACTGAGCCGAGTGTACCATCAAAAGAAACGGACATACGAGCGGTAAGACTGCTCAGTATAGATGAGTATGCAAACTCTGACCAATACTTGCTCAGGCTGCCATCCAGTTCTACTGCGCTCGAAGCAGGAACATCGCCCGTACCCAAAAGAAGCCCTGCCGCCTGTACTGAAGCCGCATTCCCTATAGGTGCTGCACAAATGCAGTTATTAAGACCGTAATTGGTAATCTGGTTTTTCGCCCATCCGCTATCGCCGCGTATTTTGCCAGTTTTCTTATCGACAATCTGGACACGGAAGAAACCATTTAAACTAATCCTGTCATTCTTTCTCATTGTTATTTTCTCCTTAAGTTACTGTGTTTTTTCTTTTGGTATATTTTCTTTTTTGCCTGACTGGTTCAAGCTGACTATATTCAATAAAATCTAAAGGTTTTACTGTGACTACCTTTTTTGGAGGGTCTGTTTCAAAATAAATACCACCATCAATTATTTTTGGGTCTGTCATCTTTCCACCTTTTGTAATGTTTCAAAAATGCTTTATAAACTGTTTCCGCCCGTATATTGTGGGCACATCTTACGACTTCTACATCCAGCATCCCCTTGCCTTCAGGATTGGGTATTTTCAGTATCTCTTTGGGACAGCTATTAGTGTAGATTAATTTATGGCAGGGGTGACACTTGCAGTTTTCCGGCTTGAGACTCGTGCAATTCTGCCAGTATTTTGTTAAGTTTTCCTCGGAAGAATGACTCAAAAATACTATCTTGGGCGTGTTGTAGCACGAAGCAGCGTTGAGTATTCCAGTCTCCGGCCCTATTACAAGGTCTGCATACTTTGTCAGCAGCATTGCATCCCGAACGGTAATGACACCGGCTTTGGGTATGACATTTTTGCCTCTCGGCTCTATCTTCTGGCAATCGGTATCACCGACCATGACGATTCTTACATCATCGTGGTTCTTGGCGATTTCACCAACGATAAAAGGCGTCCAGGGATAATGCTTGTGAAAAGATGAGCCACACAAAGACCATTCAATCAGAAAGTAATCTTTAAGTGCATGACGGAAACTTCTGACCATGTATTCTTCAAGTTCTGTGAAATGAAGTTCCGGCAACTGGCCTTTCATCTTCGGAAAACCGGCGACCTCCATAGTCTTGTCTATGTAGTTCACATTGCATTCCATGTGCCTTTTATTGTGTGGCCAGTCAAAAGCATCCGTACCCTCCAGCTTCAAGAGGCTTCCCTCGACCGAGCCACTGAAGTTCACGACCTTTTCAAACCCTTGCCCTATCTCTTTCCAGTATTCACCCAATTCATCAATCGGGATTACATCTTTAGGCTGAATCAGAAATTCATCTATATACGGACATTCCCTAAGTACCTGTGCGGAATACTCGGTACAGTTATAAACGATGTGATAGCCCTGTTTCTTTAGCTCTCTAAGTGCGGGAGTCACCCATACGGCATCACCCAGAGCACCTAACCTAACTATAAGACATTCCTTATTCGTTACTTTCTTACGAGGGAAAACAAGCGACTTGTATCCATTTGGCTTAAATAATAGCTCAAAAGGTCTGCGAAGCAGTGATACCTTCTTTTGGCATACAAGTAACCAACTATATTCATTTGATTCGTTATGTCGTGTAGCTGAAATGAGTTTTGCATTACCGAACTTCTCGATAATCTTCCAGACATCCTGCCAGTGAAGGTCTCTTTTATGGTTCGGATTAGCTCCTGCCGTTCCGATTCGAGGATAATAATCCGGGTCGGGCCCGTAAAGAATCAGATAGCCCCCATACCTTATAACCCTCCACCACTCAGACAATGCCCCTTTTATATCGTAAAGGTCTTCGAGACAATGCGAACTAAAGACATAGTCGAAATAATCGTTACTGAATATCTTAAGAGCCTCCGGCAAGCTAAGGTCAATAGCCATCTGTGCAGCTTCACCTGCAATGTCAATTCCTATGGCTTGCGGGCAGACCTTTTCATTGGCACATCCTAAATCAAGGCCAACTCCCTTGAGGTAGCTTACAATTCTATGCCTGCATTTGCGGACTTCGAGACCCTGAGATAATTCAAGAGACCACATAATATTTTCTTGCTACTTGTTTGTTTAAGATTTTCTGCATCGCTTACATTTGACGTGATTTCTTTTATCTGTCAAATCATCTGGTATCCAGCAAAGTGCGCCACAAGCAGCTACCCAACGATTCTTAAATCTTTTCGCATAATGTTTCATTATTTACCTTTCTTAGAATAACTCCTCTATCTGCGGGTAAATTAAACTTGTATCGTATTTGCTTACGAAATTAAGATAATCAAAAGAATCGTAATCGCCCTCTAATATTTCGAGGGCTTCATCTATCGTGTTAAAGATAAGGTTTTCAGGGAAAAGGTCTTTAGCTCCAGGCCAATTATGTATTAAAGGCTTTATGCCGACCGCCATGCTTTCAATAATTGCATTTGGGTGACCTTCGACAATGCTCGTATTCAAACTGAAGCTCTTATCTGCCAGAAAGCCCTGAACATCATCATAATTCTTCATCGGGGCGATTCGGTTCTCTGCTCTCATAGCTTTTGTAATGCTGTCGAAATAAAATCCGGTTCGCGGATCGCCCTTCGTGCCAGCCGGATAAATCGAGTAGTCATAAGGCATATAGAAAGCGAACTGAGCCAAAAGCTGAACGCCTTTTTTGTAGCAAAGACTGTTTACCCATGCTATTTTCTTGTTCGGACTTCTCTTTACAAACTTCCATTCATCGAGGTCGATAGCATTGGGTATAAAATGAGTGGGCGTCTTAAAGCCGTCCTTGATACCTGCGGCGGAGTTAAGCGAATCTGCATTTGCAAGAAAACACTTTCTTATAGAATCATTGACGAAAATCAGATGGTCAATATTAGGCCAGTTTATCTGCCAGGGATACGGAGTGTCCCAGAGTTCATAGCTTCGCAGGTATGCAATGTACTTTTTGCCTTTTTTCTTTTTCTGCTCGCTGCAATGCTTGAGAAAGCCATCCGACCACATGAAAAAGACAATATCCGCCCAATCAATTACATCTTCAGTATTTTTACCATTTACTTGTCTTGGGTATTTATAGACCTTGACATCGTATTTCTGGCCGAAGTATGTCTTGAAATACCTCAGCCAACAGTTCTCCCAAGGGCTGCAAAGTAAGATTTTTGTTTTAGGCATGGTCTTTAAGCTACTTCCAAAATGGGATGCTGGGCAATTTTAGATATCTGGCTCATAGATTCTTCAATGGTGACTAAATCTGTATAGTCTATGTCTGTGCCAGTTTCTAATTTCTTGAATAGTGCATAGTAATAAAACATCTCCTCAAAAGGCTTGTCCTTCATCAAAGAGGACAGGTATGTAAGCATCATAACTGTATTATCAACACGAGGTTCAAACCGAATGGATTCCCATAGCTTGAAGAGTGTACCCTTTCTGGTAAAATCATGTGTCAATTCATTACCACGCAGCATCATGGTATTGTCCTGACCACTATGGACAAACCAGTCGTGCTTGAAAATATTGGCTATGATTTGCCTGCTCAAACGCTGGTTATAAAGACTATTGGCTACGCCTTTAGGCAATCTTTCAGCTATGATTTCAAGATTTCTGGTCACTGACGTTTCCAAATATGGACATCGTGAGAAAGGCGGTTCAAGCTCCCACTGAATGATTCGCCAGTCACTATCAAACGAGACGGAGCATACATTCTCATCCAGCCTGAAAGAATGACTTGGAATATTAATTGTATTCAGGAACCGATTCAGGCCGAAGAAATAACGTATATCAAGCTTGTTCTGCACAAAGTCCATCCAGTACCGGATAACTTCATTCTTCATCTCGCCGAGCGAGGCCGTATTGCAGAATAGCTCAAAGTGACTATCAAGAACTACATCCACAAACTTAGTGGGAATAAAGATAAAATCGTAATAATCAAGAGCATTTTCAGCAGCATCCATTGAGGTTACATAGTAAGCCCTCGCATTAGGAAAATTCAGTCTCAAAAAAAGCGAAGAAAAGTAAAGTGCTTCAGGTATATCTACAATAAAATAGCTGACATGAGGAAAGAACAGTTTCATCGTGCGGGCAAGTCCACCGTAACCTGCTCCAAGCTCGATAACATTAAAATTATCACAGGAGAACTGGCAATATTTCTGTATCTCTAAACTCAGAGCAACTGTACGCAGAAAGTCCGGCGACAACATACGACCGCATCCACGCATTACACAATTCTGCGGGTTGGAGACGAAGGATTCCTGTATTGAAAAATCCAAATCATTCAGACCATGCAGATAATCAACATACCAGTCCACCATCCTGTTTTTCAGGTCTGTATTTGGCGTGTTAACCAAGAACATATCCGTGTTTTGGACGGCATTAATCTTTTCTTCAGCACTATCATCCCTGTAAATAATCTCCTGAAGTTTACCTATATTGGAACCACCCCAGAAATAGTTCAGGGGATATGACTTCTCATATCCAGTTTCTTTGTAGATAGACTTTATGTTCTCGAAAAACTTTTTAGTCTCTTGGAGAATGTCATTTGCCATAGTGTATCGAGTAATACTGCTTGCCGAACTCTGCTCTCAATCTATCTATCTCCTGATGGGCTTCTTTACGCCGCTTGGTGGAGATAGCACCATCCCATCTGCGGTACATTACGAGGGGAACACTGATTCGTTTGAACTTCAGACCTTTGCGATAAAGCTCGAACCAGAACAGATACTCAGCCATTATCGGGTAATCTTCACGGAATCGAGAATCGCCTATTTTCTCCCGCCTGACGGCCGTACTGAAGGTGTCGATGTAATTGCCGTAATTGGTAAGGAAATCAATATTAAACGGCGGGGGAGATGAAATCTTGTTGAATCTGTTTTTCTCATTGATTCCGATATAGCCTGCATAGAAAACATCAAAATCCTTATACTTATCCGCGTACATGGCAAGGATTTCACACTTTTCGAGCAGCAGCACATCATCGTCATACGCCCATGTAATTAGCTCGCCCTGTGCCGTATCCAGAGCTTTATTGGTTATTTCGCTGGTCGTAAGACCAGGTTCCGTGACCTTTATGACCTCAATGTCCTTGAGTGTTTGGTATCTTACTGATTCGTCCGCCAGCTTGCTCATCCAGTTGTCCCGTATAGAGGGGTATACAATTGTCATTTTTGGCATACTCTCTCTACGTAATCCTTTCTGTAAGTACGGCCTTGATAGAATTGTTCACCAAGTTCCATCCTTATTCTTTCATGCTCCTGTATTTTTTCTTCGTGGTATTTTGCCGTGCGGGAACCTGACCATTCCCTGACAAGAGCCAAGGGGACTCCAATCTGCTTGAATTTCAGTCCTTTTTGGTACAGGTCGTAGAAGAAAAGATACTCATCGGTCAACGGATAATCCGTGCGGAACCTGATATCACCTATCTTTTCCCTTCTTACCGCTGTGGTAATCGTGCTGATGAAATTACCCATAGAAACAAACAGGCCGATATTGAAGATTGGCGGACTCCAAATCGCCATGAGCTTATTGTTTTCATCAATAATAATATGACTGGAATAAAAGACGTCGTAATCAGGGTATTTGTCCGCATACATCGCCAGAATCTCGCATTTTGAAAGAAGGAGAACATCATCATCGTATGCCCAAGTCACCAATTCGCCTTTGGCGATATCCAAAGCTCTGTTCGCAGCCTCGCCAGGCGTTATATCAGGGTCTCTAATCTCTAATATCTCCATGTCCTTTAGCGTCTGGTGCCGAATAGAGAGCATGGCAAGCTCGCTCATCTTGTCGTTTCTTATCGAAGGGTAGATAACCGTCATCTTGGGAGACATTTACAAAACACCATGAAATTGTATGACTCTTTTCGTGAGATAGCGTAATTCTCGAACCTTATCAGCTTAAAACCAAGAGATGTAAGTATGTTTATCAGTTCCACTACGGTAACGACTTCATCTATGGGCTGGCTTGGGTCGGTCTGCTCCGGCTGATTGAAGATTAAAAGACCGGAACCTTTGACTGTTTCCGAAATATTAACCAAACTCATATAATGCTGGTCAAAAGGTATATGTTCCAGAACATCAAAGCAGGTGACAATGTCATACTTATCATCCGGCAGTCCCGTTAAAATATCCCTTGCTATAAATTCCGTCTGTGGAAACCTCTTTTGCTGAGCTTCAACGTCAGTATCAACACCAGTAACATGGGTGAACATACTCATAAGAAATGTCAGGTAACCATCCCCGCAGCCGACATCAAGAACGCTAAGGCTCAACTTGAGATAAGGCAGAACAAGACTCATTATCACCTGTTTTCGTGGGGTAATTTTGAGCTGACTGACTTTTTGCTTATAAAATTCTTTAACTTCCGCCGTTGTCATACACTATATTTTTTGATAATTTGCATCCAATTAGCCAATATTAAGCACCCTTTATAATCTTGTAGAACTCCTCTAAGACGTGGATATGCTTCTCCATCGTATAATCGAGCCTGTGATTAAAGACGTTTTTCTGTAGTTCCTGTCTTTCGTCCCATCTTGACTTGATTTCATCCACACTCTTGACCGATATACCAAATCCATTCTCCTCTACGAACTTGCCGACCTCCTCGGCGTTCAGTGCGATAACAGGGATTCCGCCGGCGAGATACTCGAAAAGCTTGTTGGGAAAAGCAAGATTCCATTCACGATATTCAGAAAGATTGCCGCATAGCCCCCAATCGTGAAAGCCCAGATACATCAGCATTCTTTCGTAAGGCAGGCCATCGTGCAGGATACAGATATCCTTGTAGCAGCTCTTTACTTTCTCATTGCTGGCTTTGGGTGAATAAATATGGAAATCCAAGCCAGATTCCTTGAAAGCATTGCACAATTCGACATAGGTGCAGTAGTGCATAAAATCCGCTTGCTCCGGTGTATCTATTCTTCCCTCGTAAACTATGCCGCCTACGGATCGCCAGCTATTAAATTGATAGAACTGCTCGTTTACGTAAGAAGGCAGAACACATGAGGGTTTTGGGCTTGCGATTATCTCTTGACATTTCCGACCTACGAATACCAAGCCATCAGCCACATCGAATGTTAATCTTTCTTCCGCCGATTTGTGCCTGTCCTCGGTACTCCTGAGAAACATCGAGTCGTGTATATCGAGAACTGCCGGAATGTTCGGCAAAACTTCTTTTGCGACAAGAATCGGCCATGAAGGTTCGTTATGGACATGGATTATATCTGCGTCCCGATGTAACCTAAGTGTCTCTCTTAACTGGCTTGCAGTGGCAAACTGGCTTGCTGTCGTACACTGTGGAGCTATGCTCGGTAGTTTATTGCCTACAATATGGACTTCATGCCCCTTATCCAAAAGGGCTATCGCCTGCTTCTGAAGCCGGACGCAGCAGTGAAATCCAATTTTGACAATTTTTATAATCTTGTCCTTAACCGGCAAGTTATGGGAGCGACCCAAAAAGAGCCGCTCCCTAAAATCCAATTTTCCCCACTATGCTGAATCGTAGGTCTGTTGATAGTCAAAGAAGTAGAAGAACGAACCACTATCGCCAACTACCTTGACTCCCGGCTGGACAACCTGATTCTTCGCAATTGTCGTTGCCGTCTCCGGCGCACAACCAGTAGCCTCACCACTACCCAACGATGTCTTGCCAGGAACAAAAGTGGCTAATTCAGTGCCGCCTTCTGTTCTTAGCATGAATGAGGTCGATGAGGAACACACTATATCACTGGCCGCCGAAATAATACCAAACCTCACCAGCTTGGCCTTAAAAGGCAACCGGAAGAACTCTTCTGCAACAACAGCAGAGGCACCTATATCATCTTTGGTAGGGAATTTATGTGTCTGAACCACGCTATAGCGCGGGTCTGTATATGCTTCGCCTCCCATATTATTTCTCCTTAAAATGGATTAGTTATTTAGTTACAAAGACCGTTACAGGCTTGTTCCGTGAATGATGTGTGGAGCCCAGCCTTTGTTTGCATCAATGCTGTCGCCAGTACCAGAAGCACCGCACCAGATAATCTTAAAGGCCAGATATGCCAGCCACAGTATCCACTTCTGACGACCACCTTCCTCTTCGTAGGACCTCATCTCAGGTAACATGGAATCCAATTCCATCACGGAGTCATCACCGAACACAACAGACTCGCCATACACGGAACCAAGAGAGTTCGACAGAACATTTGTGTCCTGGACGAACCGGCAGTTGTAAACCTTGCCGGCCTCAGCCGTTAATCTCTGCTCCGGCTTGGTGTAGCGATAAACATCCTGCCAGTTTGTATCATCCTTAAGCCCGCGAAGTGCATTGACAGAGGCTATACAAACATAGTTGCCTTCCTTGTCATACGGTGGAACCTTCCAGCTTGCTAACTGGTCACACATATTCTTGACGTGAAAGACATTAAGGTTGCTTGTAGCCGTTCCACCAGCAGTGCCGTTCGTGGTCAAAGTTCCGGCTGTACTCGTCGAGCATACGTACTTGGCCAAGGTAGCCCTGAACTGTGTGGCAACCGCCCGGTCGAGAGTGTCGGCCTGATGGTTCCTCAAAACCTTATGAAGCATATTGTCAACGTTGTATTCAGCCAAGGTTTCGAGCTTTTCTGTAAAGGGAATTTTTAAGCCATATTCACCGATTGTGGCCGTTCCCCGTGCGACAACAACCTGACCTATCGGCATGGTTGATGTTTCTGTCAAAGTGCCGTGAGTGCCGGGGATGTTGCCATACTTCGGGAAAACTACCTCATAGCCTTTATTCTTACCCCATTCTTCTTTATTTGAAACAAACTGCCGAAAGCGATACATACTAATGATACGGCGACCACCG